CCTCTTAGTTGGTAGTCCTAGACTAGCATGAACCACTGACAACCGCTACCCCCTAGAAGCATATTTCCATGTGACGTATGCCACGTTCTTAAGCCTTGACAAACTAGAAATGGCGGGGTAAGACCTTGCCCCGCGCCTCTGAGGGGCACAAGTCCTCGGAGGGTTGGGTTTCTCAGCGCCGAAAAGCGTTGTGGCAGAAGGGGTTTCAGCGGTGGTAGCGCATCCAGTCAACGGCTAGGCGCTTAGTCGCAAACACGTTCACGATGAGCCCATCAACCTCTACGACCCAGAGGCCCGGTGCCACGTAGGGGTGATCCCCACGCACCTTACGCACGCGCATCAGTAGGTACCCCAGTATCGGTGTCCGTGGTGGATTTCCATACTGTCATACTCACTACGGCATGACGAGCACAGATTTCCGAACGAGCCATCATAGATATAGACAGGTTGCCCGTTAGGGTGCGTCATGTTGGTGGCGTAGTTAGCGCCAACGGGCTTGATGGTGACAGTGAGGCAGACAAGGCACTCGGTGCGGATCGTGTTCATGGATTCACCTTACCATGATGGAACGGTTAGGCGCAAGGGTGAGGCGGTGTCCGCCGCCCTCGATCACTACGCGGCGGGTACGCACCACGGTAGATACAGCCTTGACCTCGAACGACACGGGGCCAAAGCAGCCCTTCACAGCAAAGGCGGACGGGTTGGCGATCACCATACCGGGGGTGACCTCACGGGCTTCGATCTTGATACTCACTGTCTTACCTCTCTCTTTCGATACCCTAAGCATAGCAGAGGGGTCCGACAGTGGAAGACCCTACGGGCACCCTGCGCGATTCCGTGACCAAAACGTTACCAACATATGGGCGCACTAATCGAACGAGTGTTCGGCGGGCCAGGATCCTGAATCATTCTTCTCAGAAAATTACTAAGAATTGAAGTTTCGCAAAAACCGCCCTATATTTTGAAATTTGAAAAATTACTAAAATTCAGCATTTCGCAAAAACCGCACTATATTGTGGACTTCGCAAAAACCGCCCTATATCTTAGACTTCTCCCAGAACAGTTCAATTTTTGCCAGTTGTTCGGGGGTATACAGCGCCTCGGTGGGCACCCATGTTTCGTAGTTGTTGATGCTGACAAGCGACAGATGCCGCTTTTCGTCGTATTCTAGTTCGTCTACTAGTCTTGCAAACAGTATCATGCTAGTTCCTCTGGTTGTAGGTATTCTAGTGGGACCCAGCCTCTCCACCCGCCCGCTTCGAACAATGCTAGGCGTTTTTCTTCGTCAGTATAGAGCACTGTACCTGTAGCGTGCAATATCATCGTTGTCTCATTTCGTAATGAACCTTGAATAGCATAAAAGTTATCCACATAAAGACACAAAATACTGTTATTGCGAAAGCAGCAATAAATAACTCCGGAGAAAAGAAAAGCAGCGACAGGATCAGCAGCACCCCTATAAATACTCCTATCGTAGACAGTGTTGCTTTCATGTTTGGTGTCATGCTTGTACTGCCCTTGCTGGTTCCGCCCCACGCTGATCAACGAGTTCTTGCCAGGTGTATGAGGTCTCGCTATAATCGGCAGCCCAGTACCATCCTGTATCTAGTCGTAGCCAAACCTTGCCGTCAGCAAGCGCTATTTCTGGCTCGGGGTCGGGCAATACCGTGCATTGTGACGGATGAACAAGACTGCGATACCCCTCTCCTACTGTGCTGTTCCATACATAGAGATGTCCGTCATAAACAGCGTCAACTGTGCCCTCGAACTCTACTTTTACTCTGTCGCCCTTTTTCATACCCGCTCCCAGGTTATAGTTGTCTTGGGGCGCACCTGATAAGCGCGCTCATAGTCGTAGTAGATACCGCCCTCGACGGGGTGATCTGGAATATACCAGAAATAGCCATCAGCCCACATGACCCTATCCTTAATCATATAGGTGAGCGAGTGGCGCTTGCACACGTCGTGCGGATCCTCCCAGGGCTGTGGACGCCCTAGATAATCGTATAGGGTTACAGACGCCTGAACCATTCCAAATCCTCTTCAATAGGCCTTACATCAATTCCTATCTTGCCGTCATCCTCTATGATGCGGAGATAGATTACCTTGTTCTCGATATCTATGAAGCCGGTCACTTTTGTTTCTTCCGCCCCCAGCATTTCGAGCAAGGACTGTTGGGCTTCTAGTTCGTCAGCCGCGCGTCTCAATTGAGCAATATACTCGCTAGGTCGGCCTATGTCTAGGTTTATCTCACTGATCATTACGTCTCCTGAATGTTTCTATGGCATGACAATTACTACAGAGCACGTCACACTTCACTATCTCTAACAGTATAGTCTGTGTTGGGTAGCGTCCGGGCATATCTGCTATGTTGCCGCGTTTTGCACTACCTGGGCGGTGATCGAACTGCAACGCCCTAGGATGATCATTATACCCACAATGCGAGCAACCCATAGTGATCTTATACAGATCTATGAGGTCGCGCTGATATTGTGCAGTGTCAGATCGACTCGTAGGTGATGAGATTTTCAAGAACGTTCACCGTTTTCTCGTAACTATCGTCGCAGTAGACGAATTGCCTTCCGTTCTGCCGAGCCTCTATATAGAAAATATAGAAAATATCACCGATGGATAGTTTTATCGAGATATTAGGCGTCTCGTAGCGATGCCAGTGACCGTCGAACGTGAACCTGTCAAGCAGACTGTTCATTTTCGCCAACCAGTGCGGGTGGAGGCCCATAGAGTTCCCCCTTTTCATGAGCCTCTACCATAGCAATCGCTACTTCCTGATCCTGCAACATAAGCATACGTACAAGTATATCGTACATGCGTGACTGCTGGATATAGATAGCAGTCAGCAGGTCAGTTAGGTCGTCCATCTCGCGTTCTTCCATTTAACTAGGATACCAGTCTATGTAATCAATCTCAATCTTGATGTCGTCATCGTCCCAGTATTCGTTATCCTTGCTGAAACCAGGAATATGAACGATGGCGCAGAACTGATCAAGAATGAAATATTTAATAGTGCCCCTGTGGCCTTTATATGCCACCTCTCGTCCAACGAGCGAATCTATGTTCTCTTGCGTAAACCAGCCAATTGGGAGGGAGCCAAGTATCTTATTGACCCTGCTGTTTACTGCTACAAGGTGATGTAGTAGGTCGCCTCCAGTAGATACTTCACCAACTGCGATATCGTTGATGTAAATATAGGTAGCCGTCACTGGATATATCTCATCATAACCCTTCCAGTCGTGCGAGCGGTGCTCGTTCGTCTGTCGTGTTAACAAATCCACCTTGTTCCGATGAGCACCCTTTTGCACATAGGCAAAGTCTCCGTCAACATTTACATATTCAGCATACTTATCCATCATCCATTCAGGCTTATCACCCTGATACCAGTTCAAGAACCTTTGGCCGACCGGAAATGGGCGTACTGGGCCTTCTATGTTTACTCTGCCACCCTCGTTAGGTCCTTCCTGTATGATGATATCAGTCATACTCGAAGCCCTGCGGTTGTGTTGTCTTGACAAGCCTCAGCGGTGTTGGGATATTCGCTAGGTCTGGGGCGGCGTTATTGTAGATATAGGTGCCTACGGGCTTGATCGCCTGCTCACTAACTGTATCTGGGTCTATTCCTACATGAACAACCGCATCCTTATCCATAGCAAAAATTGTATTTACGACATTAGAGAAGAAATCGATCTCTTCTAATAGTTCCTCTGCCGTCGCGCTCTCAGGCAGACTTAGTGTTACTCTCATATGCTCTCCAAGTGTTTGGGAAGTGTAGTTGGACGTATTCTTTTACCGCCCGCGCGTACTCCTGAATCTCTTTTTGTGAGTCGTGTTCTAGACGCTGTGATAGGAAGTGTAGCACACCCGCTAGGCTCGTTGTCCAGCGATAGCGAACATACATTCCATAGGCGGGGAGGAAGAGGCGTGCCTGCTCAGGAGCGATCCCGAATTCAAGCGCCTTATCGTAAAGGGCCAGGCTGCGGTCAACGTGCTCCTGTAACTCTAGGGTCCACTCTATACCGTCATCTAGTGGTAGAGGCGCACCGGAGCCCTGCTTTGAGTTTGCTGGTTTGCTGCGCCACTCCCTTCCTACCGGAATATAGAACTGCTCATCCTCGGTTATATATCTGCGGCTGCTCTCATTCCAACCGTTCTGGTCATCAACAAAGGTCGATGCTACGGCATACTTCCAGTGCTGCCGAGCCACCATAAGCGGAGCATAGATCTCAAAAGTCATGGCAGCGTGACGGAGTGGGGAGGTGTGCCCTTCACGAAGTAGGAAGTTTAGTAGCCGCTCGTCTGCCTGGGAGAACTCAGCAGATTCTTTATCGTAGGACGTACGTGCAGCATTGGTAACAGATAGGTCAGATCCCATCTTGTCAACAAATCTTACATAGCCCTTATCGAGCACATTTATCACTAGAACGTCCAAACATAGGTCGGGTTTGTTACAAAGATTTCTTCTAGGACTGGCTTAACGTCCTTCCAGTCCAGTTTTCCGTTCCCGCATCCGGGGCGGGGGATATCGATACGATGCCTGCCACTCTCAGCAAAACGGTCATGAATATACTGAGCAGACTCAGCGATAAGTTCGATATCGGCATCCTCCCACCAGTTATGCTTCACAGGAAACGTGAAAATGTTATGATCAGGGAAGATCATAGGGATGTTTCCGTGGGCACGCAGGCGAGCACCTAGTTCTAGGTCTAGGTCTAGGCAGGCGTCACGAATGGTCTTAGCGATACCCGCCCCCATCACAGCACGACCGTTTTTCTTTACAAAGCCATTAGTAGTAACACCGATGAGATTTCCGGCACGCCAAAAATCCATCAGATCGCCGTGCTGCTCGATAATTGTCAAGGTTGAATCCCCTTAAAAAGTTTCTGAATAACTATGTCGATAAAGATATCCTTGTACAAAGTAACAAGGACTACACGGGCTAGGTTCAAGTAATCAAGGAACAGATTAGTCCACATCTAGCCAACCGATGTCGAAAACCGACAGACATTTTTTCATTTCATCGTATGCGCCTGCGCCGATAGTCATCGTCCAGTCGCACGCCAAGCAGAATAGCATAGGCTCGTCGTCTGTGTCAAGACGGACAAAGGGGCGGGTATGATCAGCGTCGTTTCCGCATTTTATATAGGGAACCCGCCCCTCGTCCATCTTTTCTAGGTAGGCATTAACAACTTGGGCCAGCATAGAACCATTATATCACCAACACTGTCTAGGTGGATAGTTCCAGTGGCTCCTACCCTTGCCGTGATTAAAGAGAGTCCAAAAGGCCCGGTCTTGATCATACTTCGACCAGTACCTAGCAGATGTTCCTACTAGATCGCCTCTGCCCATCATCCTCGCTACAGCGTTTGATGTAGAAATAAGGAACTGATAGGCCCCAGCAGCAGTAGACCACTTGTTCTTGGCCTGGTAGTTACCGCCGGATTCCCTCTGGACAATGCACTTTCGCACACTCTCCCATCGTGGGTTATAGTATTTACCCCGGTACTCTCTGGAAACCGAACGGTTGGCCTTTTTCTTGACCGCCCGCAGTGGCTTAACTTCTGGCTTCTTTTTGAGTACCACGTTATTTACTTGTGATGCCACTTTGAGTGAAGGCTCAGTGACGCTCTGCGCCGCCTTCGGAGTTTCAGACTTAGTATAAGCCTGGGGTTCGGGGGCCGGGCTGAGAGAACCAGCGATCAGGATTGCCAGCATAGCACTAGCGATCCCGCCGACCATGAACCTTTTGGTTTCTGTCGTCATGTTGACCTCCGTGGCGGAAACAACCTGACTAGTCTAGCACATGATCGTCTCGGTGTCTAGGGGTGTATAAAAACACTTACTCCGGACACAGTTGCGTCAGAGACGAACCTGCTGTACGATGTTCTTTATACTAGAGAAAGATATGAGAGATATGTAGAGTATAAGAAATATCTACAATATCCAACAAAGGGCAATATATTGCGTATATCGTACCATACGGACCTAGGGAACCTGAACACTACTGTCGGTTACGGAGTCGCGGGGTATAACATCTGTAAGTCACTGGTGGCGCTCGGACACGAGGTGCCCTTTGACGATGACTCCGCCCCGGTCCAGATAAGTTTTGTCCAGCCTGAATATTACGGGTTTTATGACCATCAGTACAAGATCGGCTACACTCCGTGGGAATCTACAGAACTTCCAGAAATGTGGCTAGAGCACATGGAGCAGTGCGACGAAATTTGGACTACTAGTGACTGGGTTGCCGACGTTTACAAAAAGGCCGGGGTAACTAAGCCTCTCTATGTCTACGAACACGGCGTGGACGAAATCTGGACACCCAAAAAGCGCAACCGCAGAGACAAACTACGCTTCCTCCACATCGGAGAGCCAGCCCCGCGCAAGTCCGGTCAAATGGTTCTAGACGCCTTTGTAGACTTATTTGGAAACTCAAAAGACGTAGAACTAGTGATGAAGGCCCATAACATCAACACTACGCGCGTATACGACAAGTACGGTTCAATCATATGCACCCCAGATAAGTTGCCCAACGTAAAACTGATTAGCCGCGAGTACACAATCGAAGAAATGGTTAGCCTATACAAGACCTGCGACGTGCTTGTTTACCCTTCATGGGGAGAGGGGTTCGGATTCATCCCGGCCCAGGCCATCGCCACAGGAATGCCGACAATATCCACAACAGAGTGGGCCCCTTACAGGGACTATATAAAAGATCTGAAGGTAGACGCAAAACTTGTCTATTCTCCGTGGCAGAAGATGCACCCAGGAAATGTACTAATGCCGGATGAGGGGTCTTTGCGTGAGCAGATGCTAAAAGCGTACAACGAATTCGAACGCTTGTCTGACGAATTCTACGACCAGGCGGAGACTTTCAGGGCCGAATACAACTGGTTGAATCGAACAGAAAAAGCCTTCGCACATATAGTAGAAAAGTTCTCCTGAAGTCGTCGCCCCATAACTGTAACGTGGTAGAGTAGAACTCTACACATCAGATAGGGGCCGGTGTGCCCCGCCGGAGGAGACCCTTTTAATGAAGCAAAGCATCGACAATTACTATGAGAACTTTATTGCCCTAAGCAGATACGCACGTTGGATCGAAGACGAAGGTCGCAGAGAGACGTGGGGTGAAACGGTAGATCGCTACCTGGACTATATGCTCGCGTACGCCAAAGATAAATATGGAGTCGTTGTCGAAGACGACATGCGGGCAGAACTAAGAGAACTTATCTTCGATAGAGAAGCACTAGGCTCCATGCGTGCAACTATGACCGCAGGACCAGCACTTAGTCGTGATCACGTAGCAGGATACAACTGCTCGTTCATTCCAGTTGACTCGCCCCGCTCCTTTGACGAGGCCATGTACATTCTTATGTGTGGAACAGGAGTTGGGTTTTCTGTAGAGGGTAAATATGTTGACAAGTTGCCTCAGGTTGCTGAGTCATTCCACAAATCCAGTACGGTAATTATTGTAGAGGATAGCAAGTACGGATGGGCCAAGGCCCTCAAGGAACTACTAGCGCTGCTTTGGCAGGGGCAGATTCCATCTATCGACATCACAAACGTACGCCCGGCCGGGGCTCGACTAAAGACATTCGGTGGTCGTGCATCCGGCCCGCAGCCACTAGTTGATCTATTTGATTTCGCTATCAAGACATTCAAGGGGGCGGCAGGTAGACAACTACGCCCAATAGAAGCCCATGACCTAATGTGTAAGATCGGAGACGTAGTAGTTGTCGGTGGAGTCCGCCGCTCCGCTCTCATTTCCCTATCCGACCTTGACGACTACGATATGCAGACGGCCAAGATGGGTAACTTCTGGGCGGTAGAGCCACAGCGTGTTCTGGCAAATAATTCAGCCGTATACAACGACAAGCCTAGCGCTGAGCGTTTCCTTAAAGAGTGGCAGTCACTTGTAGCGTCTAAGTCAGGCGAGCGCGGAATCTTCAATCTTGAAACAGTACGCAAAGAGGCAAAGCGCCACGGTCGCCGCGACGCCAGCCAGATCGCTGGAACCAACCCTTGTGGTGAAATCAACCTTCGTCCATATGAGTTCTGTAACTTGACAGAGATCGTCGTCCGTTACGGCGATGACCTTAATAGACTCAAGAAAAAGGTGGAGGCCACGGTATTTCTCGGAACGTTACAGTCAACATTCACCAATTTCAAGTACCTTCGTAATGTCTGGAAGCGTAACTGCGAGGAAGAGCGCCTATTAGGTGTAAGCCTGACCGGACAATTCGGCCACCCAACCCTTTCTGGCGCTAATGGTCTAGACACAACTGCCGCATGGCTTGACGATCTTCGTGAGTATGCGGTAGCCAGCAACCAGCGTTGGGCCGGTAAATTTGGAATTAACCAATCTGTTGCTATTACCACAGTAAAGCCATCAGGAACAGTCAGCCAACTTGCCGGTGTTTCTAGCGGAATGCACCCGTGGTGGAGCGAATACTACATTCGTACGGTTCGGGCGGATAACAAGGACCCAATGACACAATTCATGAAGGATATGGGCATTCCTCACGAGCCAGACATCAACAAGCCTAATACTACTACCGTGTTCTCGTTTCCAATTGCCGCCCCTCCTGGCGCGATCACAAGAGATCACCTGACCGCTATTCAGCACCTAGAGATCTGGAAGGTGTACAAGCAGCACTGGACAGAGCACAACCCAAGCATTACGGTAAATGTTCGTGATGACGAATGGATCGAAGTCGCTGACTGGGTTTACAAGAACTGGGATATTGTCTCAGGAATCTCGTTCCTACCGTTTGACGACCACGTTTATCCACAGGCCCCATACCAGGCCATCGACAAGGAAAGGTATGAAGCGCTCGTAGCGAAGATGCCAGAGCACATCGACTGGTCACTGCTGTCTGTATACGAAACAGAAGACACGACTAGCGGGGCTCAGGAACTAGCCTGCGTTAGCGGTCAGTGCGAACTAGTTGATGTTGCATCATCATCATAAAAATGTATAATTGATGTCAGGAGGTCGCTATGCAGATTTGGAACTTTATCACAGGTGAGTTTACCGATATGGAGGTTTCTGACGAATTTATAGCGCTACAGATTCAGGAGGATGAGTAATGCCAACTAGTATTAACGGATGGGTGGTGCTGCCACCAGAAAATCCAAAGATTAAGAGATTTAAGGTGCCCGGCACCAAGAGGTATATCACACTACGTGACGATATCGGCCCATTGCTGATCGCTCTTGCCGCTGACTACCACAAGACTATTGCGCCTATCGATGTTGGAACATTCGATGACTGGGGATACGCTTATAGAGAGGCTAGATCAGCGTCTCTATGGTCTGACCACGCCTCCGGAACAGCAGAAGACCTTAACGCCACACAGGAGGGCAAGCAGGGTCCATCGGCATATGGTTGGTGGTCAAAGCAGGGCCGCTACCTAAAGGCCAAGAACCTTAAATCCAAGTATGCTCTAGTTATTTGGGGCGGGCCGGAGCAACTAGGTGGAGACTACAGCAAGCCACAGAATTGGGATCCTATGCACTGGGCTCTAGCGCCCGGTACAAAGTTGTATCAGGTTCTACGCCAGATTAACAAACTAGGCATCAAGCCTGACGGATCACTATGGGGTAAGCGCCCGGTTGTGTCCGCGAACAACATCGCTAAGAATAGGTCAAATACTCAGGGAATCATAGTCAAGACCGCTCTTAACAAGGAATTCCCAAAGATTCCTATTTCTCTGAAAACTGGAGCATTCGGAAGCGGTGCTCAGGCAGCGTGGCTGGCCTGGGAGAAGAGAATCGGTCGCAAAAACCCGAACAAAGTACCAGACTATGATGGTCTGATCCAACTTGGAAACAAGTATGGGTTTAGGGTGGTTCCATAATTGGCTAACGGTGTTATTGGTAAAGTCGAACGAGTAGATTTTATCATTCGCAAGAACGCGACGTTCAAAATGACGTTCAACTATAACGACCCCTCAACTGGTGCGGCAATTCCGATAACTGGCTGGGATGTTGATATGGAGTTCCGTGACGCACCAGGCGGCAACCTACTTGCTTCATTCTCAGTCGGTGACGGCTTTACTATTGATGGCCCGAACGGGCGGGTAGATTTCAAGGTACAACCGTCAGAAATAGCAACATGGACATTTAACTCAGGTTGGTACGACATCAGAATGACAGACACAATTGGCGATAAGGATGTTTGGGCCGAGGGCAAGTTCGAGGTCAAGCCGGGAGTAACAGATTCGTGAGCCGTGGCCGTTTGATTGTGAGCGGTGGCGGAAACAGCATAAATATAGGAGTTCCGGCATCTGGCTCAGTATTCTATACGAAGGAGAGCAGTAGCGGTAACGACGTAGTTATTGGTACTCCTGGTCCTCCCGGCCCAGCCGGAGAGCCTGGGGCGGGGGTGGAAGAAGAAATGTTAGATACAGAAATTGACCAGACTAACCCACTAGTAGTATATGTCGGGCAGGCTGAACCAGGAACAGCCAAGTCTGCTGCTGCTTGGAGAATCAAGCGTATAACAGAATCAGGTTCAGAAACAAGTATAGACTGGGCCGGTGGCTCAGCAGATTTCGTAAACGTATGGGATGACAGGGCTTCTCTATCCTACGGTCCATGATTATGCTTTTTAAGAATCAAGCGGTATAATCATATGAGAATCTTATGGAATGGGAAGTGAAGTAGTTGGCCCTGATTACGGACCCGGATCAACTTAATGATGGCTCGGTAGACAACGGTAGCACCGAAGTCTATATCAACACATCTACAAAGACAATTAAACTTAACACCACTGGAAATCTTTCCACTGATGGTGTAACTCTGAAGGCTCTGTATTCCTTCTTGAAGGAAGAGTGGAAGAACGACCCTCAAACCAAAAACCTTCCTGCCTTCCCGTTCCCAATGGTTCCTATTACCGACGAGTCTTTTGAATTTGTTGATGGATGGGACTTTTTCAACGATTCCGCTCGCTACCTGATCCGTACAGGTGGATGGACGGTTCGTAATACTTCAGGAAACGTTACCCAGAAATGGGCCGGTATCATCGGTCTGGGCTCTATTGAGTCAAACGACCAACTTTACTACAACCAGGGAACTGGCCCGGTAAACTTCCAACTAACCGGCCAGGTAAATCAGGCAATCCAAATCCTCAAGGATGACGACGGAGATGGTAACTATGCTGAAGGGTCCGACTTTGATCGTAGAAGCAGCCTAACACTATATGTCCGTGAGCAGGGCCAGGTATTTGGTCAGTCCTCTCTAACAGACATCGGTGTAACCACTATGGATTCGATTGCTTATCGTTTCCCTATCTCTACTGGTGCAGACCTTAAGATCATTACAGCAGACACAGGAATTAAGGCATCTGGAACTGGCTATCCAGCAGACGTTTCTCCGTACTCTGGTATGACAATTACTTATTACGCAACACCACAGTCCAAGGCCCTACAGGGTGGTAACTACAACTTCGGAGTAGTCATTGATGGTAATGGACAGACACTACAGAAAGTTTACGAGTTTGTCCAGTACGCCCTGCGTCAGAACGCAGACATTGACGCTGATGCCGGTTCAGTAACCGGAAAGACCGCTGCCCCGCTTCTACGTTACGTCGGAGATACGCTATACACACTAGCATCAGACAACACCCAGGGCGGCGGAACCGGAGTATTTATTGACAACTTTGCCAGTGCCGACGTTAACTCCGTATTCTTCGTTGATAACACTGGTGCTCAAAGGCAGTACGCTTACACCGCGTCTCTGACACTAACCTTCAACGACAACCTAGTCAATGACCCATCAAGCAAGTATTGGGTCTACTTCAGCACACTACCGGGCGCAAACAACGACTTCGGTGAGACAGGTGCTATAATTGTAGACGATGCCTCGGCCGCAGACATGTCAGGTGTGATCAGCGGATCCAGCATCACAAAGACATTCGACTATGATGGAAATGTTCAGGGCGGTAGAACAGCCGGAACAGATGCAGCCATTACAGTAGTCGCAATTGGATTGACAACCGGACAGTACGTGAAGGCGACCGGAACAATTCAAAGATCAAAGTCTAACAGCGTAGCACTTGTTGCTCCGCTAGAGAGAAACTACGCTAACCCATGATAAGGAGTAATTAATAAATGGCACAGACATACACAGCAGCCGCCGTTGGTGCCACGTTCGGTAACAACAAGTCAATGCTAGGAATCTTCAATGGTTCTGGTTCGGGCCGAGTAGTAAGAGTTTACCGAATTTGGGTTCTGAACAACCAGACCGCTGGTGTTACTGGTGTTCTTACAACATGGGCTCTTCGCAGAACTACCGCTCAGTCCGGTGGAACAACTATTACTCCCGTCAAGCATGACACTACTTCTGAGACAGCACCGGCCCAGGTTCTATTCGCTACTGGTGCTACCGCTACTCTGGCGCTTACAGAATTGCGTAGATGGATGTGGTCTAACGACGAACCGGCCGCATCATCAGCGACCTCCGACGAGTTTGAAACACTAGTTCCTCTTAACTGTGTATGGGACTCAACTGGTGACGCTAACATCGAGCCAATTGTTCTGCGCGAGGGCGAGGGAATCTCGGTTCATCACTCAGGATCAACCACCGTTGGCCTCTGTGACGTATTCGTGGAGTATACACTGGCGGCTTCGTAATGGCTAAATATCAGTACAGAGTTGCTGGCCGATTCGACTGGATGAGCAACTCAGGAAATGCCATTATTGCCTTAGCCAATAAACCAGGATCAGGTAAAAAGATCACCATTAGGTCGGTAGAACTTACTAACCTTACCTTTGGTGATAACCCCACTGCCGGAACCCCTGGCTCTGCGCTGCCAATTCAACTTAGAATTGAGCGAGACTGCACCCTCGGTTCGGGAGGGGCGGAAGTTCCGATAGAGAAACTAGACTCAGCAGCAGGTAACTGGCCCTCAACAGTAGTCGTATCAACTAATCGTGGTGTTACGGCAGCGGGATCACTGCTTGGTAGAGTAGAGGTATCTAAGCAGTTCAACACAACTGGTATAGGATATCTTGCTGCCAGTAGGACTACTGGCAGATTCGGCGGTGTTCGAAGAGGCCCAAAGCGAGTAGCATCATCACCAGTTCAGCAGTACACCATTAGAGCCGGTGAGGAAATTGCGGTATATGCCGCTTCCGGAATCAACATGCCTCTGCCTGTAAGAGTGCAGGCCACACTAGTCAGAAGCGGAACTCCGGATAGAACATATTCCATAAACTACTTCACAGTAATCTATATTAACAACGATGCCATCCTGTCTATCGAGAACACTGCCGGGAGCGGCGAGACCATAAAACTTCTAGACCTATCAATCATAGAAGTAGGAACATACGACTCCCCATACATCCAGTTTGTCCCATTCGGATCAATTGATGCTGTTTCTGTAGATGACTCGGCGGCACAAGTGACTCAGGACAAAGTAGACAGCGCAAGTCCCGCTGCATCGACCTGGGTGGCCGCGTATAAAGACGTAGCGGTACAGCCATATGGACTTCCAGAATCGGCCCTGTCTGACGCTTCCGCAGCAGGTATTCCAAAGGGGTCTAACTATCTAAAAGCAAAGGACTTCATCGGACCTCAATATCGAGTGTATTTCCCAGAGAATGTAGCGGTTTCAACATTGAGAATGCCAGACAGTCTGGGATACTCCATCAGTCACGAAATGTCAGATATTGGCGTACGTCGCTCAGGAATTGTTCTAAGGGAAGGAGAGTCTGCTGGGATTGTGTCCGCTGCCGAGACCGCTGCTGCTGCTTCCGCAGCCAGCATCTCTGGATGGTCTTCCTGGCACATCGCTATAACATATGACGTAGAGCCAAAGTACGAGCCAACACTTTCTATCACTGGACTCGTCAACCCAACAGAGATTCGTATTTATGATGCCGGAACTACAACAGAGGTGGCCGGGCAGGAAAACGTAACCTCTGGAACCTTTACTTGGCAATTCGACCCAGAAGAATACCCAAACGTAGATATCAGCATCATCAGTCTAAACTACCAGAACATCCGTTTGCTGAATCAGGCACTAAGCCTAGCCGACCTTACCATTCCGGTACAGCAGCAGATAGACAGGCAGTACGGAAATGCCTAGTATTACTTTTAATGGCCCAGCCAAAACCATCACCATCGGATACGACGGCCCGCTGACAGATGTGAGCGCAGCAGACATTTATTCACGATGGAAAGACTGGGTTGCCGCAGGCAATGCGCAATTCGACCAGGCATTTGCCGAGTCCGTGGGCGGAAACGACCTCGGAGGCGGGGTGGCCCTAGCAGGCTACTACTTCTTGCGTAACGATCTAGGATGGAGAATCAAACCATCAGAATTTGACTACCAGATCAACATTGCAGGTGACCTTTATCCCGCCGATGCTAATATACAGTACATCGTCACCACCGCTGGCGATTATACGGTTCTGTTCTCATTCCAGCGTAGTGCTGCTTCCTACGTTAGCGCCTCGGGCGGCAGCGGATCTGTGGACTATAACGAAATCGCTGAGGCGGTGTGGAATAGAAATATGTCAGGCCACACCACTCCGAACACCTTTGGTAAGCGTCTACGCGACATTCTACCTACAAGTTGGGGTATTAAGTAATGGCCGTTGATGAAGTAGAGTATCTAGTAACAGTTAGACCTCAGCCTAATCAGGTTACGATCAGTAGCCCCGGCCCGGCTGGTCCGCCCGGATCGGGCGGTGGAGGAAGCGCCAACCTAGAAATAGTAGATGCTGGCTGGCAGCCATCATACGCAGAAACATATGCGCCGGGAGATATGCGCTTTGCCGAAAACGGCGTGCTCTGGATCTGCTTTATCGGTGGAAGTCCGGGCGGCTGGTACAGCATCGAAGGATTCGAACTATGGACGCCAGCGGGCGGATACCCAAGCATCAACACCTTCCCATCGAGCGGCACATTCCCGATTGCTTCAGGACCATAATCATGTTATTATCTATACAAATGTTTATGGAGAATATAAATGCCGTATACGCCTACTAACTGGGAAGATCTACCTTCCGTAGATACCCCGATTACAGCCGCCGAACTTAACCGTATGGAGGCTGGTATCGATGCTGCCGTAGAGTTTGCGGATACGCACCTCGGAGCAGACCCACACACCCAATACCAGAAAGAGTCTGAAAAGGGAGCGGCGGGCGGATACGCCAGCCTAGACGGATCAGGGAAAGTCCCATCTGCACAGATTCCAGACATAGCGATCAGCGAATTCCTCGGAGTAGCCGCTGACGAATCAGCCATGCTCGGGGCAGTAGGTCAAAAAGGCGACTGGGTAATTCGCTCAGACGAAAATAAGGTTTATGTTATTACCGGGGCAGACCCATCAGTAATTGGTGGATGGACAGCGCTAGCATATCCAGCAGACGCAGTTGTTTCGGTTAATGGTCAGACGGGAGCGGTGAGCCTTGATTATTCTGATGTAGGTGCCGCACCAGCAGTCCACAACCACGACGATGCTTACTATACAGAGAGTGAAGTAGACACACTCCTAACTGGCAAAGAGGACGCCGGGGCGGTAGCAACTCACTCAGCGGATACAACAAACGTACACGGAATCGCTGACACATCAGACATCATCCTAGAGGGTGACGCCCGCCTAAGCGATGCTCGCACACCAACAGCACACAACCATGACGACATTTACTACACGGATGGTGAAGTTGATACGCTGCTATCCGGAAAAGAAACCGCTGGCGCGGCAGCGTCAGCCGTATCGGCGCACGAAGGCGCGGCAGACCCACACGCAGGCTACCAGAAGGAATCAGAGAAGGGTGTAGCAGATGGTTACGCGAGCCTAGACAGCGGTGGACAAGTTCCAGCCGCACAGATTCCAGCAATCGCTATTACTGAATACCTGGGGGCGGCAGCCAATCAAGCAGCCATGCTAGCCCTTGTAGGTCAAAAAGGAGACTGGTGTACTCGTACAGACCTAGGAACAAACTGGGTTATTACAGGTAATGATCCTACGCAGTTAGCGTCATGGACTGCTCTTACATACCCGGCCTCACCAGTAACATCGGTTAATAGCGAAACCGGGGCGGTAGTTCTTGACGCTACAGACGTAGGCGCTGTTCCAAACTCTGCTAACGCAGTAACAAACACTATTCTTAACGATATGGCTCAGGCAACCATCAAGGGCCGGGCGAGCGGTGCAGGAACAGGAGACCCAACTGACTTAACAGGCACTCAAGTAGCAGCAATATTGCCAACTGCATCTAGTGGTGTTAAGGGTCTTGTTACGCCTGATGGGAATACGTCTAACTTCCTACGCGGAGATGGCTCGTTTGCTGCACCTGCTGGTAGTGGCGGGTCTGCATTCCGCGACACTAGCGGAATACCGTCTAGCGGAACCGGCTCGGATGGTGACTTCGCATGGGATGCGGCAGAGAACACGCGCGGCGCTATCTACCTGAAGACCTCTGGAACCTGGGCGAAGGTCGGCTTCGCGAACCGAGAGGCCGCCTACTACATCTCTCAGGGGTGGTCCAGCAACTACCCAAACCTGCTTAGTGCGCCGAGTATCACGAGCGCCGCATGGAGTAAGTCCGGCCTCGCCGCACAGTCTGGGACACAGGTGAACTTCGCTGGCTCCGCCGCTAGTGCTCAGGCGTCAATCGAAGGTCCGCGCCGATTCACGTCCGCCTCTGGGTACTTCACGATTGACACCATGCCAGTTGGCGGGTCGCTGGTCTTCGGGATCGGCATGTCCTACGGCTGGTCATGGCCCAGCGTCACCGTGAGCGCCTCCGGGGTTGTCCAGATCATCAACGGATTTGGCGATCCCTCGGTAACGCTGAGTGGGACTGCCCAGGTCTCCGATGTCTTCGCGGTCGTTGCAATTCCTGGAGCGACCTTCATCGGTTGGATGCGGGGCAACAGCCTGATCGACTACTCGCTGTTCCCCGCCTTCTTCGATAGGCCTTCCTTCTACAGCGATTACGGCCTCATGGCCCATATCAGCGCGGCGGGAACCCTTACGGCTGGGGCGATCAACTTCAGTAACGGAATCGAGGTGGCTCTGTGATGGACCTCGGTCCCATCCCGTCAGACGCGGAGATTATCGCGAAGATATCCGCCGCCGCTGCCGCCGCCGACACGCTCCTTGCCCACCGCGCTGCCCTCTCAGACGCTCGCTCCCTCCTCCTCGACTATGGCACCCCTGACGGTCTGCCATTTGCTGAAACATATTCCGCTGTACAAACAGCCGCCCTCGACTATCGAGATGCTGGAATCAACGATAAGGAATGTGAAGAGCACATTCAGTGGATAACCGCAAGGACTGGTCAAATTACCGCTGCTGCGCTGCACCAGGCTGGCCTACTACAATGAACTTCGAACCAATCTGGATAATCTGGCTAATCACAGTAATATCGTCATTCAGTATCATCGAAGGCGCTACACTGATCAACAAGCAAAAGGGCGACACACTCTCTGAGAACACTCGTAAGTGGATTGGTCTTCTCTCGCAGGATAGTAAAAAGAGGGCGGCAGGAGCAGCGGTCTTTGCAGCCACCGCCTTCGGTCTAATATCCTGGTTTGTCCTTCACATATTCGGTCTATGATATACTTATACTAACGTCTGGTAGTCCCAGTTGGGGTGCCTGGTCGTTACGGGGAGTGCAGCAATTTCGCGTCCCGTGCCTTAGGGTGGAAGTTACCGCATAGCCCCCGCCTCCGGGCGGGGGTGATTGCGTTTACCGCCTAAAATGATATACTGAATCATCATGTATAGAGAATACGTAATCTCGACTAACCCTTACAGTTATTGGCCGCTGGATGAAATACACGGCGATGTTGATGTTATGGGTAGGTCAGGTGATCTGACCGGGGCGGACGTTCCAGTAGCCACCGGCACCGCCCCTAAACTATATCAACCGCTGGTTCCAGGTTTTCACTCATCAAAAAGCAGCGGTGCGACATCCACGCTTGGTCTTAATTTCGCAACAGAGGGAAAAGAGCCTCTGCCGTTCACCGTTGACGGCTGGTTTGAACTACACACCAATAACGACAACGACGATCACGGCACTGTGGATATCCTATCCATCGGAACAAATGTGGTCGGGGCGGACACAGAGAGCCTATACGTATACCTCCCTGGAATTATGTCGCACCACTTCAAGGTTCCAGACATGGACCAGGCATTCTACTTTGCTATGACATGGACCGGATCCACCTTGTCTGTGTATGTTAATGGATTCCAGTTCTTTAGCGAGGAAGCGCCTACGTCTGCTGCATTCTCAAACACGGATCCAGATTTAGTTCTAGACGCAACATTTGCTTCTAATGTATGTGTCTACGACCGCGCCCTGCAACCAGAAGAGATAGCCGCAAAATTCCTATCCGCACAATCAATCAGTCATACCGACGCATGTGCCAACGACGAGGGGCAGGTATTCAAGATGAGGGCGGAGCGGAACTGCTTCTTTGATCTAGAATTAGACCAGGAATTCAATTCAGACACCAGCAAGAACCTTTTTGTAGATCCTGACGGATACTTTGCCACTAAGCCAGCCCCGGACCTTGCTTATGATTCAGCACCCAATTTCCCAGGAACCGGAGTAGAAATCGGCGCTGGTGAGTACCTGTATGCACCTGCAAAGTCGCTGCTAGGATTAAGCCAGTTCGTAATCTGTATTATGACTGATGACGATAACACCAGGGCATCAGATGAGTACCTATTTTCTCTAATTGGGAGCACCCAGAGAGTCTCTGCTTACGTTACGTCAGCAAATGACTTCAAGATAGATGTAGTGGATGTGGCCGACGACGGTACAGAAACACCGACCACAATAACATTTGACGATACAGTATCAACATCCGGAGGAGCCTTTATTCTAGTCTATAACAACGGCTTCATCTCTCTGAAGAGTGATGGGACTCCGCTGGACCTGAACCCAGTCTCTTCCGCGACCGAGGTGGAGCAGAATATTGTTGTCGATGACTCTACATTCATTGTTCTGGGCACTGACGGTGAATACGGTGGGGCGGCGATCCCGCTGATTTCTACTCTAGTCACATACGACACAGTTCTATCCCTTGACGACATAGATAACGATTACGCAAACTACTTCGCCGCAACAAGGGCGACTGGATATTGGCCGATGAACACTGGTTACGAAATTGCTGGATTCACCGGAACCTCTCTCCACACAGAGATACTACTTCCTAGCGATGAAGAAATACTCTGTGCTTATGCCATAACTGACGGCGGGCAAGGAATGCGGCCAGAGATAACAACCAGCGACTCCACAGATTATATTGATAAATACATCAAGCCTGTTCTACCAATTCCATTCAATTCTACCCCAGGCGTTGATATAGATCAGAGCATAGAGGTTGAGATAAATTCTGGTATTAGTGCTAGCGCCGTCCCAGACAAGACATCATATCCTGCAACAAGCGGAGTGGTGATCAGGTCATTCATCGATAGATACGTGAAAGCGGAGAACTCAGAGGCCAGGATTAACTTCACTGGTAACGGCCACCTCTGGATCAATTCAGAGGCATCGAATAGGTTCGCAAGGAACAAGTACGACGGAGTATTCTTTGACAGTGGCAGCGTTATTGGAGAGATAGAAGATGTAAATATTGATGGGGTTACTACTCATTACGAGTACCGCGCCTTTGAGTTCTTGCTGTATATAGATTACGATACGGTTAACAGTGGTCGTATTATCAGCATATATGACGGATCGACCGAGCGTTATGTTTCTGTGAATAAGGCTGGTAATGCTCTGAGTCACAATATGGCGTCGCTTAGGGTCAACGATATTAATATGTCCGGTAAAAATATCACTAACCTGTACAACCAGTGGATACACGTATACTGCGAATTAACCAGCCTTGTTTCTGATCAGCAGGTATATGTTGGGGCCGGTTACAACTCAACCAACTTCGTCAACGGAGTTGGCCTACAGAATCTAGCACTATATGATGAGCCGCTGGGCGCGGCCAACATAACTGAGCACTACCAAGCATTTCTTGGTCGCTACACATTCAGACCAGACGATTCAGACGCTTTAAGCGTTAGCCAAGTAGCCGCTCCGAGCCTATATTCACCTGCATGGCATACAAATGTGATCCCGGTATGACAAGTTTTTGCTTTAAGTAGAGAGAAATGGTATTATGAGTGACATGAATGAGCAGGAAAAGTCAGAATTGGTGCTAAGCACAGATGTAGACCCGGATGAGCCGGTTAAAAAGACCTGGGAAAACACCAAGCCCAGAGTCCAGATTGTTCAGGAGACAAACATCGGAGTATATGTTTGGCAGTTGCCTGACGGAAACTTCCTTACCGACGACGACGCTAACTTCCTTTCAATTGCGTCGAGGCAGGGCGATCCAGAGCGTATCCGCAGACTAAAAGAGGCCGCTGCACACCACGGATATCCTGACGGAATTGCTGTATTCTACCCAGGCTCCCGCAAGATTAGTGAGAACGAATTCTGGCATCAGGTTGAGCGAATGATGGATGGGTATGTTCCAGACCCTTACGACGTTCCTGCTCTGATGGGCGAAATCGAGGCGAGACAAAGTGGCCTCGGATATTAAGCGTACGGCTAGTCGCCGTGTTACCAAGGTGGAGCCAGCCAGCGTACAAGAGGTCGAGGTAACCATCGCATCAGAGATGGAGATCTCAAATCCATCAAGCGATCCATTTATGTTGACTGCTGACGAGTTCCTAGCGTTGAAGGGGCTGTCTGGCGGGTTCCGCAGAAGGAAGGTAAATAAGGCGGATACAGTAAAGAGCAAGGCTGTCGAGGTCGGCTACACCTTTGCCTACGACAACTTTGGAGTGGTCGTTCCAGACTACAACCCAACATATCTTGCCAAGGTTTATGAGAAGTCTGCCCCCCACTATGCCGCAGTTCAATCAAAGGTAGCAAATATTGTTGACCTTGGATATGACCTAGAGCCAACATACAAGTTGAAGTCGGATATCGAGCGGGCCACAAGCGATAAAACCCGCAAGCGACTAGAGCAGAAGGCTGAAGATGAGAAGAACGCCGTACTCGAATGGCTAGACAGCCTGAACTGGTTGCAGCCATTCTCTGACACCCTACATGCCGTAGCAGTCGATCTTGAATCGACGGGAAACGCCTATATCGAGATCGGTCGTACGAAGAGCGGGAAGATCAATTACGTAGGCCACATCCCATCAGTCACAATGAGAGTCCGCCGAGACAGGGACGGATTCGTACAACTAGTTGGAACTAGAGTAATTTATTTCAGAAACTTCGGGGATACCACAACAGAGAACCCCCTTACTGACGACAGAAACCCTAACGAAGTAATTCATGTCAAGAACTACACACCAACTAACAGTTTCTACGGAATTCCTGACATTATCCCGGCCACAGAAGCACTAGCCGGTGACGAATTCGCTAGCCGCTACAACCTTGACTACTTTGAGCACAAGGCCGTTCCACGATATGTGATCTACCTAAAGGGAGCCTCTATCTCTGAGGCCAACCAGCGGAAGATCCTTGAATTGTTCCAGACCGGGGTAAAGGGTAAGCACCACCGTAGCGTTTTCCTACCGCTCCCACCAGACTCGGACGGTAATAAGGTCGAGTTCAAGATGGAGGCAATTGAGGCCAAGGCCCAGGATAGCAGTTTCAACACCTACCGCAAGATGAATATAGACGAAATCTTCATGGCTCACAGGACACCGAAAACAAAGTCTGGCTACATGGATGGAGTCGGCCTTGCTGCTGCGCGAGACGCGGATAAGGGATTCAAGGAGCAGGTTACACGACCACGCCAGGATATGCTGGAAAAGCGTATTAACCTGATCATCAAGACTGTAACTGACAATTTCAAGTTCCAATTGACAGAAATGACGCTATCCGATGAGGATACACAGAGCAAGATCGATGAGCGTTACCTGAGAATGCAGACAATGGTTCCGAACGAAGTCCGTAAGCGCTATGGTCTACCGCCACTTGACGGAGGCGACGAGCCGGTTAAGATGGGTGCCCAGGCTGCGGCGGAGCAAAACGCACAGGCTAGACAGTCCAGAACTCGTGACGCTAACCGTTCAGCGGGCTCATCAGATTCTTCCGGAGAAGGAAGAAACGCTCAGGGTGACGGAAGAACTACAGAATAATTTGCATTTTAATAGAAATGCAATTAGTATCAAACCACTATGATATTTGAGAAAGCACACTTCGACCTAGACGGCAATAACCTACGTTTTGCTGTCCCTATTGTTAAGGTTGACCGCGAATCAAGAACTGTTTCCGGATTTGCGACACTCGACAATATCGACAAGCAGGGCGACGTTGTTTCCACACAGGCCAGCCTAGAAGCATTTCAGGAGTTTCGCGGAAATCTTCGTGAGATGCACCAGGCAAAGGCTGTTGGTCGGGTTCTCTCTTTCTCCGTAGAGGAACTTTATGATCCCGTTGATGAGAAGATGTATAGCGGAATTTTCGTTACAGCATACATCAGCAAGGGGGCGGCGGACACTTGGGAAAAGGTTCTAGATGGCACACTATCAGGGTTTTCTATCGGTGGAGAGATTCACGAAGCCGATAACGTATTCGATAAGTCAGCCGACAGGACCATCAGAGTTATCACCAAGTATTCGCTAATCGAACTATCAGTGGTTGACAATCCAGCGAATCAACTGGCGAATATCCTCTCCATCGTCAAGGTAGACGGCGGAATGGAAGTAAAGGGAATGGTTTCTGAAATAGAGACCGAGAGCGTTTTTTGGTGCGACAAGGATGAAATTGCCGTAACTAAAGATTCTGACAGCGCCTCCTGCCCAGTATGCTCCTCTTCTATGGAGAGCATCGGATGGGTTGAGCGTACTGACGCTGAAAAGGCGGAAACTGTTGGAGCACTAATAAAGAACCATAAGGGTGAACTTACAGGGGAAGCCCACAGCGAAGGAGGTAATGAAGTGTCTGAAGAAACAGTAGTTGTAGAAGACGTGGTTGAGGAAACCGTAGTGGCTGAGGTCGAGCCGGTTGAAGAGCCTGTAGACGAGGAAGTAACTGAGAAGGCAGCCACAGTCGAAGAAACAGTAGAGCCAGAGTTTGATCTGGAGAAGGCGCTAAGCGACATTAGCGAGTCTCTACTAAAGACATTCAACGAAAAACTAGCAGAGACAGCACAGGCAACCGCCGACCAGTTGGCAGAGTTCGCCAAGTCTGTCAATGAGAAGTTCGAGGCGGTAGCCGAGAACCTAAAGACCGTAGCAGATGAAGTTGAGAGCACACAGAAGTCTCTCAAGGAAATTGACGAATCATCTGCTGTAAAGAAGTCTGCTGACCTTGGCGGGGATGCAGAACCAAAAAATAACAACAACATCTGGGGCAGTTCTTTCGTCGTTCGCTGAAAGATGTAATCAAATAAAAAGGTAGGTGAAAACAACAAATGAGCAATGAACTTCTTGAGAAGGTAACAACAACCGGCGTAGTTGCTGCTGGTGGTGGTGGTCTGCTAAACGCAGAGCAGTCTGACCGCTTCATCGACTACATCTGGGATGCTACCGTTCTTGCACAGGAAGGTTTCGTAAAGAGAATGAAGGCTGACACAGTTGACATCGACAAGGTTGCCGTAGGCCAGCGTCTAGCACGCCAGGCTACTGAGGCAGTTGACGACGGTGTTAACGCGATCCCAACGTTCACGAAGATTTCTATCACAACAAAGAAACTTCGTTTGGACTGGGAGGTTTCCACCGAGTCTGTTGAGGACGCGCTAGAGTCTGGTATTCAGGATCACATCGCCCGCCTAATGGCTACTCAGTTCGGTAACGACATTGAGGATCTGGCTATTAACGGTGATGACACATCCGTTGACCCGCTACTTGGAGCATTCGATGGCTTCAAGAAACTGGCTCTGACAAACGGACACGTAGTTGCAGGTGCAGGTGCCGCTCTTGATAAGGCTATTTTCAACAAGGCTATCAAGGCTATGCCTCGCAAGTACCTACAGCGCCGCAACCAGTTGCGCTTCTACACCGGATCCAACCTACAGCAAGACTGGCTGTACAAGTTGACTGACATTTCTACCGCTCCTGAGTCAATCGCTGAGGCTGTCCTTAGCGGTAACCCAGCAGCACCGGGTGGTTCTATCCGTCCATACGCCTTCGGTATTCCAGTCAAGGAGGTCCCACTATTTGATGAGACTCTTGACGGTACATACTCTGGCGCTACGGGAGACCACGGTCACGTAGAACTGACATTCCCTGATAACCGTATCTGGGGAATCAAGCGAGAGGTCAAGGTTTACTCCGACTTCGCAATGAAGAAGGACACAACTGAATTCGTTGCCTACGTTCGCGTAGGTGTACAGATCGAGAATGCAGACGCATTCGTGATCGTGAAGGACGTTAAGGTAAGCGTCTGATCTAACGCACCATAAGTGTAGGGGGCCGGGATTACCGGCCCCCTTGCTTTTTATTCTGGCGTTTGCTATAATCGTCAGGACTAGACGAGAGGAATCACATGTCTGAACTAGAGAATTACAAGGTGGCCGACCTTAAGATCATCGCTGATGAGATGGGCGTAGATCTTGGAAGCCTTACTAAGAAAGCAGAAATTTTGGAAGAGTTGGACGCTAACGGAATTACGTTGGCTCTTGTAAAGGAGCACGTTTTCCCAGAGCCGGAGTCAGATCCAGAGCCGGTCGCAGCCCCACAGCGTACAGTTCAGTCTAAGGAGCCTAATTTGAGTGGCGAGACATACGTCATCAAGATGACGCGCAATAACCGACGCTGGGACGCATATGGCGACAGCGGTGCTGTTTACACGTTCACATACGAGCACCCATACCAGATCGTTGCAGCCGATGATGCAGACCTTATTCTTGAAGAGACCGGCTTTAGGCTGGCTACTCCGAAGGAACTGAGAGACTACTACGCATGATTAAGGTGGCTGGCCGATGAGCGAAATATATATCCATACACTAACAAGTGTAGAAATTAGTGTCGGCCAGTCCACTACTGCGACTCCAACTGCGACGTTGGTCCGGGCGGACGGTACAGAACTCGTCCTTGATGTAAGCGAGAAAACACCGGCGCAGCCGGTTTCAAGCGAGACTTGGCTAGCAGAAATCCCAATTGAGGAAACCCTCAGCCAGTCAGTCGTAAAGGTAGTGTGGTCGTTCGATTTCGGCGGTGACCCGGTAGAAATCACACAGTATCACGATATCGTGACTCCTTACCTAACCCCTTCTGAGATATGTAGCAGGCTAGGTTATCAGTTTACATCAGAGAGCGACCCAGGATACCAGCCGCTCGACAGAATCGTTGCCGCTGAAAAGGTGGCGAGGGCAAACATAGAAACCTACACAAATACAAGGTTTGGTCGCATTTACAAGACAGTGACCGGCGTCGGCCAGCAGGTAGACGTTCTTGCCCTTCCAGATAAATTGATCTCTATTAAGAAAATATGGGAGAATGACAAACTCATCTATGATGTGGATGATGACGTAAACGAGTGGGGCACGGTATTCAGCGTTTCAGATTCAGGGTTCGGTGTAAGGATCTCTGAGCCGGGCATCGACTACACAGAGGAAGAGCGCCCATCGCTCGTTTACACGTACGGCAACTTCCGCTATGGATATCGCTATGACGTATACGGCGAGTGTGGAGAACTATACGTGCCAGAGCGAGTCAAAGAGGCTATGTACTACCTTGTCTTCGATCTTCTATGCCAGGACTCGGTGTACAGGAATAGATACATAAATCACGTACAGGTTAAGGACTGGAAGTTCAGTTTTGATGACAGGGCGTATTCCGGAACAGGAAACGCTACCGCCAACATGCTGCTTGAAAGATACAAAGTTTTTGACGCCTGGGTGGTATAAATGTACGGCTGCCTAACATCTGCGAACTACAGAATGACCGCAGACATTCTCGAAGCCACAGTCACCCAGGACCCTAAGACTTTCCAGTTGAAGCGCGAGTACACTGTATGCGAAACAATTAAATGCTACGCTGAATCGATCCTTACAGACTCAGCCTCGGATGTTGCTTCCGGAAAGAAGTTTTCCGATGAATTCTCAGAGTACGAACTAATCAACATCAAGGTTGGCAAGTTCCTGTCTAAGCGCCTGAGGATTACCAATATCCGTGGCGCAGACGGAGAGATTATCTGGCCGCAGGGCGAGCGCCCGGACAGAAGCATGGTCTTCGAGGTACAGGGTTGTAAGCCGATCCTCGATCCGTTCGGCAGAATTCTAGAGTATCAGGTTATGGCGAAGCGGGTGGAGATCCAAGATGAGGATTGATATTGACACCAACCTAGAACAGACAGTAACCGGAACACTCAACTACGAACTTGACGTTTTCTGGTATGCTAACGTGGACGAGAAATCCATGCGCCGTTACAACGAAAAGATCTTCAAGCATCTGGAGCGCAATTTCGGAAAGTACCTCGACGCCAAGGCTCGTCTAGAGAAGTCCAAGTATCACCACGTATACGAATGGCGCGGGGTAGGTAACAAAAATGACAGGCTGTGGAGAATGTCTAAAATACAGAACGGCCCATCTAGCATGAGGATTAAATACAACTTCGTCAATAGCCGCAGAGTGGCTGACATTCACCCTAGCCTAGCCACCCCCGGCCCATCCGGAAAGATGGTCACGAAGTCCGCTGTGTTTCGCCGCAAGGCATATGTGATGGAAGAAGGAATCCCGGTCACTATTCGCCGCAAGACTGCCAACTGGCTTGCCATTCCAGTTAAGTATGAGTTTACTGGACAGGGAAATATCAAGTTCAGCAAGGGCCCGGTGACAGTGAGGAACCCAGGAGGCCAGAATGTGCGCTACTCTTTCGCCAGGACATTCTCTGGCTACTTCTCATCAGGCCTTGCGGTGAAGCAACTTTCAGATAGCGGTGCGTTACAAACAACTGCTAGAATTACTAAGCGTGCTGGTGATAATATCCCGTCCGCTATTAGAGGCGCTACCGCTAGGTCTAGCATGAGCCGGGCGGCTATCAAGGGCCTAGCCAGAACCAACGTAGAGAAGGAATGGTCAAGAGAAGATGACTGATTACTCATACGCAGCATCCACAGATATGAACAGGTATATCTGGAATCAGTTGATTGCCAGCGGAGTGCTATCCTCTTCTGATTATATAAGCGGACTGACAGGCGGGGTGATCCTACCGTTCACCCCGGCCCAGGAAGAGCCACTCATCGCTAACACCTTTGATGATAACCCATATTTCGTATTCGATGTGATGACAACACAGAACAGCACCAGTTCATCAGACGCCTGGTGGGTAGAGCGTGATGAGTTGACATACGCTATTTACGGCCCGGACCTTGACAAGATCAATCAGATCGTCAATGTCATTAAGGAATCTTGCCGAAGAATGGACGAGTCCGCTAAACAGGTGAATCGAACTTCAGGAATTTCTGGTAAGTATTGGTTCCAGACTGTGAGCGTAGAATGGGTTGACCTGTCAGAACCATCCAAGAGTGAAGCGGGGCGGCTATCAGCAATGATCCAAATCTGCTATAACTACATCAGAAAAGAAGATTCTGACGGACTATACATATAATTTGCATTTTAATGTTTTCGGATATATGCTGTGGGCAACGACGAAAGCGCCTAGCCAGCACACGAAAACTCTTAAGGTAGGTGAAAATATCACATGGCAACATCTAGAAACGTCATCGTTGGTGCCGCTCAGATTTTCCTTTCTGTAGACACAACCAAGGATGGTACGGCAGCAGCCGCTCTTCCTACATGGTCAGCAGGTGTATCTGCAAAGACTACACTTGCGGGCGATGCCGATTGGCGAGACGTAGGATATACAACTGATGGTCTTGAGGTTATGTACGAGCCTCAGTACGGTGAAGTTGTCGTAGACCAGGCACTCGACGCTGTTCTTCTGTTCAAGCAGTCTATGAAGGTTTCCCTTCGTACAACTATGAGCGAGGCAACACTAGAGAACCTATTCTTGGCATTCAACCAGAATACAGGTCTAACACGCACCGATGCTGACAACGCCACTCTTGAAATTCAGGGTGGAGTTCTTGGTGAGTACCCACCTGAGCGTTCGTTGATCGCTGTTGGTGGAGCGCCACGAGCAGTTGTAGACCCAGCAAAGAGCGTGGAGCGTATTTACTACACGGCCCGCGTTATGAATGTCGAGTCTTCAACTCACTCGCTACGTCGTAACGAGGAAACAAAGTTCGCGGTTAACTTCCGTCTACTTCCTCTAGCATCAACTTCGAACGCTTACGGTAAAATTGTAGACCGTTCGTTCTGATCCCTCCAGATCAGCGCTGAGCCAGCCCTTCGCGGCTGGCTTTTGCGTTTTATGATCCGATTTGATACAATTTCAGCATGATCAACAGGAGGAATACATGAGCAAGGTCTCTACAAAAGAAAGCATCGAACTACAGGACGGAACGAAGGTAGAACTTCGCCCCTTAAACATTAAAAACTACAGGACTTTTCAAGAAACCTGGGACTCATACGTCAAGGGGAATGGGGAAGATCAGTCAGAACTAGACTTCCTGGTCTCACTTGTTCAGATCTGCTTGCGTAAGCCGCTAGGAGAAAAAGTAGACGACATTGAGTGGCTGGAAGAGGCGCTCGATTCCGAATCCATCAACTACATCATCAAGGTGTGTGCAGGCCTGGATTTAAATCCAGATCAGGCGATGGTGACAGCAATGGCGGCAAGAAGTGGTCAGAGTTCGAACTAGACCTAATCAGGTACGAATCGGAAGTCATGCTCACGGGGGCATGGAAAAACTTTGAAGAGTTGGAGGATAACTTAACAGTCGATGAACTACTCGGCATCGTAGATGCCGGGCGGGAAAAGGAAAACAGACTTCACAAAATCATAATGGCAAGTGTCGGCATCAACATAGATGGTGACCAGGAATCAGAAGACGATATCACAGATTCCACAATTGTCGGAGAAGCGGGAGACCTTTTCGGAATCGGTCATGGACTTGGCTACGAAGTAGAAGAATAATATGGCATTAGTAGATGTACAGTTTAGAGCAAACGCGAACTTCGCAGACCTGATCGCTCAGGTCAATGCCGCTAATGCCGCAGTTAAGAACCTCAACACATCATTCTCCATGATGGGCAAGAGCGGCGGGATCGATGATCTAGTAAGAGACTTTACTAGCGGTCTTGCCGCTTCTCGTCAATATACGACAGAAACAGTAAGGCTCCGCAGCGAGGCGGAAAAGTTCGGTGAGGCCCTACACAAGCAGCGTCTAGAACTACGCGACTACCACCGCGAATATCGTAATTTCGTGAGTGGCCGCAGGAGTATGATTTCTGAACTAGCGCGCCAGCAGGTCATGCTTGAGCGCTCTATGGTAGTAACCCGTGGCCGTGACGCCAAAGGCCAGGCCATCGCTGACGTAATTACCCCGACCGGACTAGACAACTCCCTTGCTACGAAGGCTGCGGTAGCACGTAAAGAACTTCAAATCATGAACAAGGTTCTTAACGACGGCGCTACGTCTCTGATCAACTGGGGTAAGAATACACAGTGGGCCGGTCGCCAGTTGACCGTTGGTCTTACCGTTCCGCTTACGCTTCTAGGTGGAGCAGCCGCTAAACTGGCATATGACCTAGACCAGCAGATGACTCGTATCGTCAAGGTTTACGGAAACACAATCAACACCATCATGGGCCCAGCCCAGGTGGGTCAGTTGCGAAAAGACCTTATGGGTCTATCAAACGATCTTGCCAAGGTTTACGGTCAATCCGCACAGGACACCCTAGGACTAGCAGCGGAATTCGCCGCAGCAGGTAAAGAGGGGGCGGACCTGATGCAGTCCGTTACCCAGACAACCCGCCTAGCAACACTTGGTGAAGTAGACCGTGCCGAGGCTATGAAGGCCACCCTTGCTATTCAGACAGCATTCAAGTCGAATACTGAGGAATTGGCCGAATCCATTAACTTCCTGAACGCCGTAGAAAACCAGACCAACACCACGCTTAATGACCTCGTAGAAGCAATTCCGAAGGCTGGTCCTATCGTAAAAGGTCTGGGCGGGGACATTAAGGAACTTTCCCTTCTAGTCGTAGCCATGCGCGAGGGAGGTATCCCAGCAGCAGAAGCGGCCAACGCCTTGAAGTCTGGTCTTGCGTCTCTGATCAACCCAACCAAGCAGGCCAAGGAAATGATGAAGAGTTTCGGCATCGATATCGATACTGTTATTCAAAACGCCGATGGAAAACTATTGCCGATGATCACTGGATTCCAGGCAGAACTAGACAAACTAGACGAGTTCAGCAAGCAGCAGGTCATTGAACAGATCTTCGGAAAGTACCAGTTTGCAAGAATGGGTGCGCTATTCGCTAACCTAGGTCGTGATGGTAGCCAGACCGTAGAGGTCATGAAACTCATGGGGGCGGAAGCGGGAGAACTAGCAACCATCGCTGACCGAGAGTTGGGCGCTCTACAAAATAGCATCAGTGGTCAATTCAATAGGGCGCTGGAGCAGGTTAAGGTTGAACTGGCCGGTATTGGAGACGGCTTCCTAGAACTAGCAACTAAGGGTCTGAATGCGATTAATTGGCTATTTGAGAGATTTGACAGCCTACCTGAATTCATCAAGACAGGTTTCGGCGGGGTGCTGACAGTAACAGCCATCATCGGTCCTATCATCATGACAACTGGTGTGCTTGGAAACCTGCTCGGATATCTTGTTAAGGGTGTAGCCTGGTTCAAGAATTTTGGTAAGTCCGGTGTTACTGCTTATGACCACCTTACTAAAGAGTCAATTGCCGCAAAGTTGGCCGGTGAGACTCTAGAAAAGTCATTCTACGACCAAGCCACAGCCGTTGCTAAACTTGATGCAGAAATTACTAAACTGATCGCTGCGCTGAGCGCACTAGCCGGGGCAGGTAAAGCCATAGAAACTACGGTATCTACCGGCGCTGCCGTAGTTGCTGAGAAGGCGAAGCGCGCCGTTGTTGACGTGGCTGCTGGCGACCTAGGTGGGACCAGAGGTTATGTTATTAATAATCCTAGTTCTGAGGCTAACCGCCAAAGAAAGGCAGGAAAGGACGCCGCCGGAAATCAAAAATATCGACCAGATCATACATTCTATGGTAACGAGTTTAATCACCTATATCCAGCATCCAAGATGGCCGACTGGGGTGATGATGTACTTAGAGGTATTAGTCCAGAAAATATTGGTGTAGCAGGTACAATTATTGAAAAGGGCGGCAACGCCTCTCAGTTCCAAATTAAGATGCAGGCTGAGATGTACGCCGACTCGATAGTTTCTCTTAGTGATTCTGACGCAGACCTTATGGACAGAAGAACAGAGATGCTGAGGGGCATGGCCGGAAATAATTCAGAACTAAATACAATTCTTGATAATATGTCAGATCAAGAAAAGGCACTGCTTTTGCCTACGAAAGAGTCTTTCGAGAGAGTACAGGTTCAAGAGGCAGCATTCTGGAAAACAGTCGGAGAGAATGCAGATGCAGCAGCCCTGGCAAAAGCATCAGTTCGTGAAACGATAACAGCGGGCGGAACATATCAGGAGGCATGGACAAGAGCGTACCTAGACGTGCAGAACCAGCACGGAAAGTTGCTTGAGGCCAACACAAAGCACCTACAGGCAGAATTTAGAAAAATTGTCAATGGTAATATGACCGTTAGACAAAAACTAGAGGCCGCGATAAAACTCGTAACTCAGGCGCAGGCGGACGCAGTTGCGTCTCTCGGTTCCGGTGCAATGCCGGGCTTATCCACAACCGGCAAACGTTCCTCTGCGCTATACCTAACAACGTCGCTACAAGATCTTAATGTTAGGCAGCAAATTGTTGCAGAAATGCAGCAGGAACTAGCAGTCGTTAAGTCGCAGCGCCGCGCGCAACAGAAAGTGGTTGCCGCTCAGGAGAAGTTAGTCGCTCAACTTACAAAGGAACTTGCTCAGCAGCAGGCCGGAAGCGCCGAAGAGAAAGCGGCAGAACAGAAACTTGTAGCCGCTACAAACAAGTTGGCTCTGGAAAGATCCAGACTGAGTGCAATAGAGGCGGTTATTCCTGATACGCGAGGATCTGGAACTACTGCTGCCGCAGCAATAGGTAAGTTGGCAGATGCCGCAGAGGATGTCAAGGACGGTGGGCAAGCGGTTAAGGAGGGCGGCAACAAGATCATGGTTGCTGGTGGCGTTCTTGCCGCCGAAGGCGCTGCTGAGGCTGCCGGGGTAGTTCCTGGTGGTTCCGCAGATCCCGCAGACCCTAAGAGGCGCGGAAGGTTCAGCGGCCTATTCAGAAATAAGTGGGTCGCTGGAATAGGAACCGCTGCCGGAGTCGGCTTAATGACGGCTGGGTTCGGGGCCGATGGAGCGCTTGGTGCTGGCGCTACAATTGCTGGTGGTGCCATGACTGGCGGAATGATGGGTAGCATGTTCGGCCCTTGGGGTACCGGAATTGGTGCCGCCGTCGGAGCGATAGGATCGGCAATCCCACTAATTGTCCGCAACATTCAAAAGGCAACTGAGCAACTAGAAGCAATGAGTAAGGTCGGAGAAACTGCATTCGACAGACTCGGAGCATCAATCAAGAGGGCCAGCGATATAGCACTAGTCCCGTTTGTTAAGGATCTTGATCAGTCTAAAGATAGCGTACAGGCACTCATGGCCGCATTCAAAGAGGCTCCGGAGGGGTCCGATGACTTCAACTTTATAGAGATGTTGAAGGGCGAAGACGATATGGGCAATATGCGCGGGTTGCTAGAGGACAAGATTGTTCAGTTGCAGTCGGCAGGAGTCGAGGCGGCTAAGATCAGAGACTACATTCTTGCAGCACTTAACGCATCTGGTCGTACTAGTGACGCCTCAGGAATGATACCGTATCTGTACGATTACTCTGATAACGGGCTTGAGGAAAACCTCAAAAAGCAGGTAGAGGGATATTTCGAGATCAGGGGTAATCTGATCAATCAGGGGCTCAAGGGGCTGGCACTAGAAGATCCGACTAGATATGGTGACGCCCTGCCAGCAGCCAAAGATATGTACAAGGTGATGACAGATATCGCCGCTACAAAACCACCGGAGGAGTTCGATGGGTTCCTAGATAGAATGGCCTTTTCAGTTCCTGCATTGAATGTTGTGATGGAAAGTGTGCCTCCGTCAATGAAGAGTTTTGCAGAGGCGATGGAGAGAAACGGCGGAACATCTGAGCAGGTGCTAAAGGCAATCAGTCTAGCAGCACAAGGTGTGGCTCTAGATCTTGAATACCTAGGGCAAAACCCAACAGAGATCGAGGTTGTGTTTAATGAGGTTATCGGGAGCCGCGCGCTCGCTGGGGGTCTAGAAACAGCGGCGAACAGGGCATTTGCCGATAGAATGGAAGAGGTGAATAAACTTCGCGGCGGTGGTAGTGATGCCCAGAAGAAGCGCAATGACGCCGCTATCAAGGCCCAGGAAGATTACATCGATAAGTTACGCGACAAGTACGACGACCAGATAGAGGCGGAGAAAGAAAAGCAGGAGGCCCTGGACGAAGCACAGGAGGCAGAAAAGCGCCGACTAGATCGTCAGAAGACCCTTCGTGACCTACAGGTTTCTTACAATGAGGCGATTGCGTCAGGAAACTTCGGCGCAGCGGCTCTTATCAAGAACGAGGTGGCATACACTAAGGCTGAGTGGGGCCGTGAGGATAAAGAGCGCATCGCGGACAAGGCTGCTGACGACCGTATAGAGGCACTAGAGAAGGAGCGCGACGCTGCAATTGAGGCTGAGCAGGCGAAACTTGAAGCCATGAGGGAAAACCAGGAGGCGATGACAGAGGCGACGAAGACTGGTGCCAATGCCCGCTATGCAGCAGAGAAGAAGGCTGTTGACGACGCCAAGGCCGCTTTTGCTCAGGCGCTTAGTGACTACCCTAACGAGTTTGATAAGTTAGAGGCCGCTCTGATAGCAAAGAAGGGTGTATTCGATACTGCTGGAATAGAAATCGGAACTATGATGAAGGAGGCGCTTGCGTCATCGACAAGTGAGGGTACGGCCAAACTAGTATTCGACACAATTGGTGGAAATCTAGAGAAAGCGCCTTGGGACCTACTCGGGCAACTTGCCGCCGCAAAAACACTGGGCGATGTTGCTAAGGTCGGTGCGCTTACAAAGAAACTACAGGCGTGGGCCGAAACAGTAGACATAACTGATAACTGGCAGGCTAACGGAGGACGGACAGGCAGAGTCGGTAAGGACGGTCAGGGTCGCCTACCAGCAGCACAGTTGGCTACTGGTGGATACGTCGCAGGCCAGGGTCACGGAACCTCAGACGACATCGATGCCAAGTTGTCTAATGGTGAATTCGTTATGACCAACGCTAGTGTTAACTACTATGGTAAGGGCTTCATGGACGCAATCAACAAGCGCAGATTCGCTGCTGGTGGTCTAGTTGAGGGTCTTAGCCGCGCCCTTATGTTCAAGAGCCTTGAGGCCAGCACAGATATCGTTGCTAATCGCGGCTTCGGTGTTGGAATTCCAGTCGCTAATGATGCTGGAATGCCAGGCGCTTCTGCTACTGTCGGAGGTGTAGTTGGAACAGGACTTGGCGCGCAGATTGCCGCTCTCGGTGCCCGCTATGTTGGTGTTCCGTACTCATACACTGGTGGAAGCCCTGAGGATGGATGGGGCTGTGCTCCGTTCGTACACTGGGTTTACAAGCAAATGGGATTCAACCTCCCAGGTGGTTGGGTATCTAACAGCCAGTACAACGCTATTAAGAGCCGCCCGAACCGTAACGAAATCACCGCTGGTGACCTTCTATTCTTCAAGTACGCAAATGGTGTAAACCTTCAGAACCCAATTAACCACGTTGGTCTATACATGGGCGGCGGAAGAATGGTACACGCGGCTAACAAGACTAAGGGAACCATCATTTCTGGTGTTGACTGGTCAAATTACGTAGCGGCTGGTCGTCCTGTCAATTATGCTACAGGTATACCGAATTATGCTCGGGGCGGTCTCGTAGGAATGATCGAGCCTGGTGAGTTCATGATCAAGAAGGAAGCGGCACAGTACTACGGCGAGGGCTTCCTAAACGCTATCAACCAGCAGACATACCACAAGGGCGGGCTTGTAACCGCCTCCGGCCCTAAGCACGGACTTGCTTCTGGCGGTGGAAACCAGTATAATTTCACAGTATACGGAGACGAAAAGTCTGCCAGAGACATAGCCCGCGAGGTGGTGGCACTGATCGAGCAGACAGAAAAGAGAAAGAGGTCTAATAGGTGATACTGCCACGCGGCTCGATAATCACGGTTGATAACGGCACAACAAATGGTGCTCTATCTGAGCATGGCCGCGAACCGATCTCTATGTCAGTAGAACGAATCGGAAGCAAGGAGCGTATGCTGAATGGAACTATGCGTGCCGGGTTCGTAGCAAATAAGTACACGCTTGATATTTCATGGAGTATGCTTCCATCTGATGACAATATGATCGCAGACACAGGCCACGGAGCAAAGTGGATAAAGGACTTCTATGAAGAAACAACCGGCACGGTGGCGGTAGACCTCCTATATGACGGAACACACGTAGCATTTGATGCATTGATGACCAGTTTCTCATACAACATTCAGAAAAGAAGCCAGGGCGGGTTCGACCTAGTAGACGTTAGCCTCACACTAGAGGAGGTCTGATGCTAGGCAATACTATAGATAAGACTTATTCAGCAGAGAATACTGTAACGTCCTACACAAAACGATGTATCATCGAATGGAATATGAACTACTACTTCAACTTGAGTAGTATTCCGGACTCGATGTATGGAGGTTCGGAGAGGGAGTTCTTCAAGCGATTCTTTCCTCTTAATGAGGTCGCTCGTGGCTGGCGTCCGCCAGCAGGCGCTTTCAAGTTACGTATCGGTGACTCTAGGGTTCACTCCCTTCAGTGGCCTGGGGCCGGTAATAGAAGCGACATCAACTTCTACGCCAACACACCACCAACTGATAATACCTATACTCTCAAGACGCGGTTATACACAGTAAAAGAAGACACCAACTTCAAATACTATGATTCTCCATACCCAATCGGGCACGCATCATATGATGATCCATATATAGAGTACGATGTTAATTACTTATATGCCAACAAGATCACAGTAACATTCCAGCGTGCCGCAGGAATGCCTAAGAACTTCTCAATCCAGATAAAGAACTCAAGCAACATTTGGACTACGATAGCAACGTTCTCGAACGTGTCCGCTGTTGGTGCGGACGGGTCTGTAAACGTCTATTACGATGGAGTCACTTGGTCAACAACGGTGCCGGACGATGATGAACTAATACCGGAGAATACAGTCAACGTCCGTGGCATCAAAGTTATAGTTACCTCTATGGGGAATGCGTCTAATGCTACCCTGCCGTCAGCCTCTACGTATTTATCTATCATAGAAATGTCGCCTAGGGCGCTTCTATCTTTTACAGACCGCCTTATGGACTGGGAGTGGGACGGTAACCTGGCAGAAGACGACACGATATTACCAATAGGTAGCATGAGCACCAATAGTGGAAGCGTTACCCTCAGCAACAACGACGGATTACTAGAGCCGGATTTAGAGGCAACAACGCCGTCATATTCATACTTCATGCGTAAGTATGGAAAGGTCTTTGTGTCGTACAAGGCAGCCGTGCTGGGGTCTACCGAGATCAAGCAGTTCACGGGATACATCGAGAAGCCGGAATCAACTGGGGTATACGAGAGTATAACTCTACAACTATTCGACAAACTCATGTTCTCGAAGGAGATAAAGGCTCAGGACATGGTGCTAGAAAAGCACTCCACAACTGCCATTATCTACACACTGCTTGACCTGGCAGGTATCGGGCCAATTAAAGTCAAGCACGTACCGGGAGAGGCTGAGCCTAAGCCAATCTTTTTCTACTCCAGCAAAGAGGAATCAGTGTTTGATGCTATACAGGAACTCTGCCGGGCCCACCAATATGCTGTATCAGTAGACGAGGATGACAATGTAGTTATTTATACTAAGAACTATATATTTGCCAATAAGTCTCAGCATTACGTGCTAACGACAGACAATATTACTGATTCATCTATAGACTATCTCCCTAATATTTCATCATATAGCGATTCGCAGAAGGAGATAATCAACTCAGTCAACATAACATACCGCCCGCTCCTTGCTTCTTCTGCTCCAGATCCAGACAATCTAGTTAAAAATCAGGTGGCGGTAAGCCGGGCAAGGACTCTTGAGTTGTGGAGACCAACGCAGCCAATACTACTTGGTGTCGCTAAACTAATCAAGCCGCTGGGAGCGTCCGATACGCAGGCGACCATTGACAGGACTGCGCTAAGGAATACAGCGTGGGGCTCTCTATCTGGATACTTCCTGGTTGACTCAGAGATCATTAAATTTGATGGGGTAGAGTTAGAATACACACCGAAGGCTGGTGCCCCGGCCAGCCCGCAGATTGTCAGAAATAACCAAGAATATGCCGAAGTAGTTAGTTATGCACGCGGGGCGGTGACATTCAACGGAAAACTAAAAAATCTAGAAAGAGGAATGTTCGGTACAACACCTGCGGCGCACTCGCTTGCTCTGAGTGGTTGGGAGAAGAGCCCAGCCGCTAAACTGACAAGCGGCACCGGCGGGAACGGGTACCTGCAAATCAGATCTACAAGAAATGGACCAAAGTCTGTCGCTTATGCTGTGAAGGTGATTGACCCTGATTCATACTGGGTAAATACAAGAATGATCATTCAGAACATTAACACAAAAACAAAAAGCGCTGGGCTACTGGTTTCCGCTAACACATCTGGCTCTGGTGTTTCAGGAATATACGTAGAAATATCTGCTGGCGTAAACAACAAGTCAGGAAGAGTGTCTGTGTACCGTGTGAATAACTCTGTGATCAAGCGCTCGCACCTGACAGCCCCGGTCAACTTCGATATCCCGCTGAACAAGCCATTTAACGTTTCTGTGTTCTACAAGAAGGCGGACGGAGTTGATAAGCGACGTATCGCTATTTTCATCAATGAGGAAAAGGTCATGCGTCGCACCATCTCTACAAACATGTCTCTAACTAAAAAGGTTGGAATGGCCGCAACTGGTGACACATCTGCACTTTTTGATTACATCTACGGTGGCCGTGAGCCAGAGGACTCAAACACCCAGACCAATCACGACGGCGTACTAAGAAATTATGTTTCGGAAATGGTTAAGAGAGACAGGACGCAGTTGTCATACTCTAGACTACCGACCCTTGCTTCGATAGGTTTTGAAAGGTTCGATGATTACGCTAGAGAGATATATGTAGAGGATATCAGGTTCAATGACCGTGGACCTGCACTCAGCATAGAAGGAAAACTGACAGCCACAGAGGTTCGTGATAGGACCAACAAAAAGAATGTTGCGCTAGCGTCAGAGATCGGCGGGTCCATCTGGGGAACATCGCCTTTCGGCGCTACCGTTACAGTTGGTAATCTGTCAAGCACGCCCCTCGTAGTGGCATATGTAGATGATAGCGGACAGGAGTCTCTATACCCATTTGTTTGGGGTAATGTAGTAGAGGAATTCGCGGAGTCTCGTGTAGAAGTTAGCAACGAAAGTTCTATATTCAGAAATGGAGAGAAGAAGTACGAATTCTCTTCTAGGTGGATCAACAATAAGACTGATGCTCAGGCATTCGCAAAATACACGCTAATGAGGGGCGAGAGCGGTAAATTAGAAGTCACAGTAGATGCTTGGAGCCCCCACGTACTACAACTTGGTGACGAAGTAAGGCTATATATCCCAGAGAAGGGTATAGATAAAGAGTTCGTCGTCTTTGCAATCAACAAGAGCGGTGATGATGTTGTTAAGGCTAATATTAAGTTGGTTGAAAGATGAGACTGAACGCAGACAAGATAATCTGGACAGAAAATGCCCTGCAAGAGTTGGAGCGACTGTTCGGAGAAAAGATAGAAATAGAGATAGACGATATCGAGGACTCTCTAGGCGGACTGTATTTCCCGTGGCCTATTACAGTAAAGAACGTAACAGCAGAGCAGGATCAAGAAGGAACTATTTGGTGTTCGCTGATTCTAGAATTTGATGAGGTTGTAGGGGCAGGTGCTTACGAAGTTAGAATGAGCCTGATACCAGAGGAAAACACAGTGCCATCTGGCGACCTTATTACTTACGTATATATGTACGACTCTGATAATTCTACGCTATACGACATAACAACGTTAGCGAAAGACGATGATGTATCGACATACGTTGTGCCAAATCAGGGTCCAGCGCCAGCATTCGATAACTTTTCAAACGCTGTTTGGATCGTAATGGACCCAGATAGAATGGCTTATGAACTCGACAATGCTCCACCATCTGAAAGAATTACACTAAAGTTCCAGTTGGGTGCTGACACTGGGCTCGAAACAGGAATACCGCTAAGATTCTTCATGTACGACGGGTCGGGCGATATACACGATAGTTCAAACTGGGTTGTTCCTGATGTCTTCTTCCTTCAAGACACTTTTTACGCATTTGAACAGGCGGCATGGCCTTATGGTCCAGAGATAGGAGACACAGAAGTTTCAAACGGTGTGTATGAGACCTCTGTGTTTTTCTACACCTTAGATATCGCTGATTTTGCTCCGCTACTTCACGAGGGAAAGTTCTGGCTCGGTGTAGCGCTTCCGTATGCAGTGATAACAGTTGACTGGTATTGGGGCGTGGCAACATGAGAATACAATGGACTGAAAACGCTCTACAGGAACTTGAAGCGCTCCTCGGCGCACGAGTAGATATAGACCCGGAAGAAATAGACGACGCCCTTGGTGGTCTGGACTTCCCCTGGCCTATCACAATTAAGTCTGTAACTGCTGACAAGGATCCTAGTGGGGAGACCTGGGCTAATCTGATCATTGAATTTGATGAAATAGTAGGGGCGAGCGGTTACGAAGTACGAATGAACCTTCTAGATCCGGACGGACAGATAGAACTAAAAGAGCCTACAATTGTCAAGAGGGGATCAATAAGCCAGCCTGGTAACGCTACTACAGCAGAGGGTAACGCATATGATAGATCCTTTGTAGTTGATTTTGAGCCACGAGACGATGACCTGGTAATAATTGTGGGCCCAGGTAACATGATTCACTCAGTTTCTGATTTAACTGATGGGCCCACCGGCGGTTATGACACATGGACAGCAATACACAACCCAAATAATGGTAGTCTTCTAGGTGTTTGGAGGGGGTCTGGTGCAGGCTCAGGAGATATTTTATATGCAAATGCTGGGCCACTGACAGAACACGGATTTGCAGTGTTACTAGTGGTCAGAGAGTGGGGAGGGGCGACCCTACTAGATTACGATGTAAACCTAGAAAATAATGCTGCATCTGTAACTACAGCATCACTGACAGCCCAAAGAAATCAGTTGATCATAACTGGTGTAAAGACTAACGGTGGACTCATCAGCGGCCAGTGGTGGCCTGATGGGACCTGGACAGATACAGGTTTTACAGGAACATATATCAAGAACCACAATACAGGAAACTACGCCAACGGTGCTGCGGCTAGCGTTGGAATGTGCTGGAACAACAACACAACTGTAAACACTCAGTATGGCTTTGATGGTGGCTTTGGAAGCAGAACTGGTGAGACCATCACTATGAGATTCGGATTGTGAAATACGGCCTTACATGATAGGATATTGATATGCGTGGTACTTATGTAATCAAAGTAGATGGGGTCGAGGTATGTCGATCAGAGAACCTTATTACCGATGAAGGAAAGAGGGTAATCGCCTCGTATCTTGCTGGTATTGCACCAAATTGGGCTGGATCTATAGCAATTGGTGCAGGGGAGACGCTGCCTAGCGGTTCTACAGCCGCCCTCGACATGGAGTTTGATAGGCAAGAGGTCAGTGCTATGGCCGTTCTGTTCGATACCCCTGCCCCAGACACACATCGCATCATTGCAAAAACTACTATTCCGTCACAGACATCTGGAACTATTTACGAGATGGGCGTATATTCAGTGTCGGGTAACGTTTCCGGTGGGGCGGGGGCCCAACTACTAACAGGTATGTTCGAAGATGATTGGGAAGTATATTCTGGCGGTTCTTGGATAGATATTGCGACAACACCAGATGATACGATTTCAAGAATAGGAGAAAACGCGGTAGCCCTTGAGACTAACGCAGCAACCACAAACTACCGGCTTAATACCGATGGCTTGGATCTGAGCATGTACACTCCGTCCGACCTATTCACTTTCGCGGCTTACTATATGTCTGGCACTATAACCTCTGTGCAGGTCCGCTTCTATACCGACGACTCTAATTACTTCTCATACTCTCCGGTAGTTGCTGATTTTGTAGGCGGGGCGGTAGACACATACACAATTTCTCAGTACGCTAAGTCCTTATTCACCGCAACTGGCACCCCGTCTTGGGCCGAGATATCATCCATAGGTATAAATGTTGGTTCAGCCGGAAGCACAGCAGTATTTTTGGATGGTATCAGAGTTGACGACTCCGACAACTCCGATTCTGATCTAGTCCTGGTAAGCAAAACTAGTCTCGGTGTTCCAAAGGTTAAGTCCGCTGGTTCCGAGATGGATATCGAATACTATTTGGACATCTAATGGAATACCGTATCGACAAACTGCGGCCAGGTGCTAGATATGCCTTCCAGATCAGAAGCCTTAACGATGAGGAAACATCAGACTGGTCCCCAGCATTTTATGTGACTCTTCCTACAGACACATCTATCCCGGCTGATGTCGGTGCAATCACAGCAACATACACCAACAAGTCGTTCAAATTCTCCTGGGCGGCGGTGACAACCAACAGCGACTCAACACCAGCATACGATATCAAGAACTACCAGGCCACTATCAGCGATGGAGTTGAGACATATGTATCCACTGTAACAGATACAGAGATCTATGTTTCTGAAACAGACTACCTGACAAAACTAGGAAACGGCGCTACTGTGTCGTGTTCTGTTGTAGCAATAGACCTATCTGGTAATGAATCTACTACTCCAAGTTCTGACAGCGCCACCGCCCCGGTTCCAGACGATGTTACCAATTTCACCGCGCTTCCCAAGGTTTCCGGAATCGACCTCCGGTGGTCTCCGGTACAGAATGTATCAATTCAATTCTATGAAATCTACTACGGAGATACGGCAGGTTTCACCCCCGACACAGCAACGTTCACAAATCTACTAGGGACAACTGCCGGTGATTTAATCACATGGTCATCTGGAGACAGCGATCCATCCACAAAATACTTTAAGATAAGGGCTAAGTCTATCTTTGGTGACTACTCGGTAAACTTTGTAACGGCAAACACTACCACTACGACCGTAGATATTGCTGTTACAACAACAGAGACACATGTCTTTTCATACACTGGCGCTTTAATAGTAACCGGGGGTACACACAGGCTTTATATAGAAGAAACATGTACAATTGTTGGTGTCAGAGCATCCGTTGGTGTTGCTCCCACTGGAAGTTCTGTAATTGTTGACGTGAATAAGAACGGCACAACTATATTCACAACACAGGGCAACAGACCAACAATCGCGGCGAGCGGGTTTACATCAGGAAAGATAACAAATATGAACGTAACTTCATTAGCGGCAGGCGACTACATAACAGTAGATATAGATCAAATTGGATCTACTGTGGCCGGATCAGACTTAACAGTGCAGGTGATACTAGAGATATGACACTCTTACATATAGATGGCTTTGAGTTGGGTGATGGTTTGATCAGATACAACCAAACAAGTAGTTTGGCCCCAACGACCTCATCTACCAGATTTGGATACGGGCTTGCGTTTGCGCCAGACTCATCTAGATCTTTAGGAAAAAACTTCCCAGCAACTTCGACAATTGTTGTAGGTGCCGCCGTAAAGGTTGTTACCGGCACATCATACTTTACGTTCTATGGAGATAATGGTACAACTCAGCACATAACAATAAGTATGGTAAAGAGTGGAAATATTAATGTTCGTAGGGGTGACACCGGAGGAACTATTTTAGGTGGATCATATGCCACTCCAAATAACTGGTTCTATCTTGAGGTTAAGTTGACAATTGGTGATGGAACCTCCGGATCTGTAATAGTCAAGGTTAATGAAGTAGAGGTAATAAACACGGGTGGTGTTGATACTAAAAACGGCGGCACTAACACGTCTGTAGATAGCGCAAGAATAGGTTGTTCCGGGTCTAGTTCAGGAACGTTCGATGATTTTTACATTCTTAATACTGCCGGTGCAACAAACAATAATTTTCTTGGTGATGTAAGAGTAGTTACACTGATGCCTAGCGGAAATGGAAATAGTAGCCAGTTGACCGGCTCTGACGGTAACTCAACAGATAACTACTTGCTCGTAGACGAGAATCCTTATTCTAGCGCAGACTACGTTCAGTCTAATACAACTACCCAGAAGGACACATATACGCTGCAAGACCTCCCAGCCGGGGCCAATCAGGTATTCGGGGTTCAGGAAGTAGCGGTAGCCAGAAAGGATGACGCTGGATATAGAGGACTCAAGCACGTTATCCGGAGGGGCGGGACTGACTACGCCAGTACAGAAAAAACATTAAGTTCTGGCGAGACGGTATATCTAAACCTAAGAGAGACAGATCCGTCAACAAGTGTTGCATGGGTGGTCGCTGACGTAAATTCAATGGAGGGCGGGGTACAGATAATATGACATTACTACTTATGGAGGGGTTCGATACCGCTGCTGGCGGACTACAGGGTTATTCAGGTAATTTTTACTCAGGAGCGAACACCAGATTCAACTCAGGCTATTCATGGGGAAACCAGAACGGCAATACCTTTAACCACTCAATAACTGCCTCTACAACCGTGGTGGCCGGATTCGCTGCGGCTATGGTTGCTTCGCAGTCAGCGCTGCAAGTCAACTTCTTGTCTTCTGGCACCAGACATATTTCCTTTATATTTACAGGAACAACATGGAAGTTGTTCCGTGGTGACCAGAACGGTACGCTCCTAGCAACATCACCAGACGTTCCACCTGGCTGGCACTATTTTGAATTCAAGGTAACTATTTCTGATGGTGCTGGAATTGCACAATACAGGATGGATGGCGGCACTACTAACTTAATCAACTTCTCAGGAGATACCAAGAATGGCGGAACCACCACTGATATAGATCAAGTTGGCATTGGCACCTATGGTGGAGGTGTTGGTGTATATATTGATGATATCTATATTCTCAATACGTCAGGATCCGTAAATAATGACTTCCTTGGTGACGTTAGAATTGCAACTATGATGCCGAACGGCAACGGAAACAGATCCCAGTTGACTGGTTCTGACGGAAACTCTACTGATAACTACCTTCTTGTTGATGAACAGCCATATTCTACAGCAGACTATGTTGGTAGCGCAACCGCTGGGCAGGGAGACACCTATACAATGGCGAATCTACCAACAACTGCACAGAGCATCGCCGCTGCCAAGATAGCATCTATCATGCTCAAGTCTGACGCTGGTGCTGCGAGCGCAAAGCATGTTCTGCGCCGGGCCGGTACAGATTACTTTGGGGCGACCAGGGTTCTTTCCACATCTGCCGTAGTATACAGCGATATTTGGGAGACTGATCCGTCAACAGCAGCAGCATGGACAGAGACAAATATTAATGCTGCCGAGGCTGGTATGGAAGTTGTATGACAGACGCACGCAATACAAATACCGCACTGGAGGCGCTTTATTCAGGAGACCCGGCCTCCCGCTTAGCGACTGTTGATCTTGAGGTTATTTATGCGGCAGATCCCGCTTCCAGGCTAGCAACTATCGATCTTGAGGCCCTGTACTCTCCAAATCCTCAGGGTCGCATCAGCACCGTAGCAAAAGAGGTAGCGATCAGATCGAACCCCAACGGTGTCGTGTTCACGAGCGCTGCTGAGATTCTGGTCAAGTCGTTCGCTGCTTCGTCAGGTTTTATTGGTTGGGGCATTCAAGTATGACGTTTGACAAGAAAACGAGCGGCTGCTACCCTCTATATATACATATATAAGATATATATACTATAAGGATACATATGTTCTTTAAAAGAAAAGATACTGTAGATACTATTAAGCGGGTCGTGCCTTTTACACCGCCCAACGGAATTGTTGTGGAGTTCGATGGTGTACGCTATCTGGTGAAGCGGTCGCGGGCTGACCGCTCCAAGTCTCTGCTCATGAAGTTCTTTTCCGATAGAGCCTTCGAGTCATGGTCTCTGCCAGTAGTAAAGATCGAGAAAAAGTGGGTTGCTGGATGGGCAATAGCCGGGCCGGTCGGGTTCAGAGACGGAACTTTGATTCAGAACATAGTTGATGGTAAAATATACTTAATCTCGGACAGCAGAAAGAGACTGGTCACCAACCCAGACCTACTCGATTCGCTGGGCTTAGAAATCTTGCTGGTTTCTGAATCCGAGGTAAACATTCATGAGGACGGAGAACCAATTGGGGATTGATACACGGCCTTTCGGCAATTCTATATACCCTGACGCTGATGGACTAAACAAACTCGTCAAGAACGATAGCTACCTAGAGAGCATCATTCCAAGGATCATCATTAGGTACCCTAACGGAACTGTTATCAGGTCTCGCGCTGGACAGGACATAGCACTGGTTTCTGGCATGGTACGTGTCAGTAAAAAGTTCAAGGGGACTAGTGGTATTATTGAAATCAAGGTTCCGATTACTGGTGCAGGTAAAGGAACTAGGCCGATCCTGACTGTAACCCCAGAGACTAGATATCCATCGGCAGCGTATATAGTTGGTTGGACCCCTGGATACAAGGCCGCTAAGGTTCGCATCAGTTTGTTCGACAGAACAAAGCAGACTACTGCCATTCTTTACTGGCAGATGTTCGTTGCACTGGACGCATGATATACTTCCCTCTACAAAAGTGGGACGGTCGGAAGAAAAGGCACTACGATGGATACGTACTTGTGTGGGTACCAGAACATCCCAAAAACTTTAAAGGCTGGTACTACGAGCACAGGCTTGTGATGGAAAGAGACTCCAAGCGTGTTCTAGAAACCTGGGAAACCGTACATCACATCAATGAGATAAAAACCGACAACCGCCTTTGTAATCTTTTCGTTTGTTCCGAGGATGAGCACAAGAAGGCTCATCTGTGATACACTGGTGATCTATGAGTAACGACATGAAATGGATGCTAGGGTCTGACACCCAGTTTCCTTACCACGACGCCCGCGCCGTTGAACTATTCTTCAAGGTTATGAAATGGTTCAAGCCCGACGCGGTAGACTTGGTTGGAGACATCGATGATCAGGACTGCTACTCCAAATACACAGAGGGCCGGACAGCCGAGTTCATCAACTATCACAAAACTGATGACGGACACCTGATACTGCCAGCCGCGCAGGTCGAGGCGGCAGGCGCTAGAGAGTTCTACGAACAGGTCAGAAAGACAGCACCCAGCGCAGACATACACTCTTCGCTAGGTAACCACGACATCCGTGTCTTCGACTACTTTGATAAGAAACTTCCAGAGTATGCCAAATACATCACCCCAGAGTCTTTGTGGGGGCTTGATAACCTAGGCATTACCTACACCTACTATGACCAACTCCCCAAGCACCGCTTCGGGGATATTTACGTACACCACGGAGTTGCCATATCACAGAACTCCGGTGAGTCTGTTAAGAAAGATGTAGAAAACTGGGGTATTTCCCTGATTAGGGGGCACTCACATCGTATGGGCGCTGCATACAGAACTTATGAATTAAGGAATGAGGTTCTCAGAGGTTACGAGATAGGACATCTATGTGATGTAAAGTCTCAAGGCCTCAGTTATACGAACGTGAAAAACTGGCAGATGGGCTTCGCCGTGGCGCACATTGAAAACGGAGAGAGGCCACATGTACAGTTGATAGAGATTAGCCCCACTTATACATGTTTTGTTGATGGGAAACTATTCTCTGCCTAGATTTTACTATGGTATACTCATGGTATGAGCGTTTGTTCTGTTAATAATTGTCAGCGTAAGATGTTTTCTAATGGTTTATGCAGGACCCATCACAGGTGGAGATCTACTGGAAAACCATTAGATAACAATGTAAGGGTCTATAGATATGAAGATAAGGTATGCACAGTCAAAGACTGCGAAAGAGCAGCAGAGATTAAAGAAATGTGCAGAAAACACTATACAAGAAAATACCGCGCTGGCTCCACAAAACTAAAAAGAAGAGAAAAGGGTTCTAGGCAAGTTACCAACTCGGGTTATATTCTTTTGAGTGCTTCAGACCCCAATAACCCATATAATGAACGTGGCTACGAACACAGGCTAGTAATGGAAAAGCACCTTGGTAGAAAACTTTTACCTGGGGAGAATGTTCACCATAAAAATGGCGACCGTTCAGATAACAGAGTAGAAAATCTAGAGTTGTGGTCCAGTTCGCAGCCACCGGGACAAAGAGTGTCTGATAAGGTTGCCTGGGCAAAAGAAATACTGGCTCTTTACGAACCAGAAAGTCTCAAGGGCTGAGGGGAGGTAAAATGGACGCAGGAACAATTGCAGTAATTGTCGCCGCAGCACTAGCGGTACTAGCAACCGGACTTTTGAAGTTCGATTGGTTGAGCAAGACTGTCAAGCAGGTAATTGCGTTGGTGGTTTCTATCGTTGGAGGTGTGGTAACAGCACTTGTGACGGGAGATCTGACCAGTGCCACATCTGTTCTGGAAACAGTCGTTGTTGTTTATGGTCTACAGCAGGGTATCTACCAGTTCGTGTTCGATGATGGTAAGCCACTGAACTTTGTAGACAACGCACTAGAGAGCGCTCTCCGCAGAGAGCCACCAGCACCAGAGGACGAAGACGAGTGATAATGTCACATAGGAAGTGTGGAGGGGCGGTATTTGTTGACCGCCTCTACCCACAAGATAAGAGGATAGAAACCTTCTGTCTTCTATGTGGAACCCGATGGTTCCTACCAACAAATAAGGGTAATGCTTTTACGACATGGCTACAAAAGAAGGAAAAAACAAGTCTAAACGGTACCGATTCTTTTACCTGAACGGACGCTTGTACAAGTCGCTGTATGTCAACACCAGGACCAACCTAGTTTCGGCTATGGACGTTGAGACTGGTGATCGTAAGCAGTTTCTTTTCAGCGATATCAGAAAGCATTCTCAGCAAGCATTCAAGATCGGGCAGGTAGCAAAGATGCTTAACGTGCGACCCGCCAATATCATGAAGTATGAAAGTGAAGGCTTGATCCGGCCCGCTCAGCGTTGGGCGGGTCCGGACAGGTCTTATGCACCAGAGCGACAGATGCGACTTTTCTCAGAGGACCACGTTCGAGAGATTAGGGACGCTATGTCAGAGGTTCACCGTGGCAGACCTAGGAAGGATGGTATCATTACACCTAGACGTTCACTGCCGACCGCAGCAGAATTAGAAGCCAAGATCAACAGGGAAACCATCCTCTATGAAGAGATAGATGGAGAACTGATCCCTATTTGGAGGAATAAGTTTTGACAGCCAAGAAAACGCTAGATACCGCAGAGGCACTAGCACGCGCAGCGTCCACGCTAGACGAGGCTTTGAAGATAGCCAAGGTCACAAACGATGGTAAGGTAGCATTGGAGGCGGCGAACGGGTGGTTGATCATAGCGGCCCTCCTAGACCCAGATACATCAGCAGAGACTAAGCAAAGGATAGGTTTTTACCACGATGACAGCGAAGCAGGACAGACGACCCTATCAATTAATTGACCTGTACGCCTTGCTATATAGCGAGAAGTACGGCAAAAAGCCTGTCGTGAACAAGTATCAACTTAGGTGGGGGTTCTTGGACATGATAGAGTCCATAGGGTATGATGAGTCTGTAGAGGTCATCAAGCACTACTTCGGAATAGCCCGCCCGAACCACACGACTGGCTGGCTGTTCAATAATTTTGACAACCTTTACAGAGAAGTTGAATCAATTCGTGAGGACCGAGAGCGCCGCCGCAGAATCCGCGAGCGCACAGAGCGCCTGGTCCGTGAGAGGGAAAACGAGTGAACCTAGAAGCACAAGTAATAACATCCGTCTGTAAGAACAAAGATATCGGCGTACTTTTCTCAGAGAACGTCGATTTCTTATTTGAGTCGCACTCAGACATTTGGGCCGGTATCAAGTCCTACTACCTAAAGTACAAGGCCGTTCCTGATGTAGAATTGGTGGCAGAGCGCTATCCCGACTTCCTTGCTGACGAGGCCCCTGGGCAGACAGAATACCTAGTAGACAAGTTACGCAACGAATTCCTGACTAACAGAATCCGTACGTCTCTCGCCAGTATCGGGTCCACTTTGAAGAGCGGCCAAGCCCCGCAGATAGTCATTGAAGAAATGATGAGAGACGTTGCTGAGTTGGAGCGGTACACGAGTAGCGTCCGCGACCTCAACATTACTGATTATGAGGCAGCGGCGAGGCACTATGAGCAGGTAAAAGAGCACGCTGACGCGATGGGTGGCTCAGTAGGAATCCCTCTCGGAATCAAGTCTATCGATTATTCGTACCCAACTGGTATGGCACCGGGCCACCTGATCGTAGTAATTGGTTGGCCGGGTAGAGGAAAGTCGTGGTGGACCGCTTGGGTGGCAGCCCAGGCTTGGCGCTTAGGATTCAAGCCGCTTATCGTAAGCCTTGAAATGTCGCCAGAGACTATGCGCGACCGTATCTATACTGTGATCGGGGCGGGAGAATTCAAAAACTCCGACCTCGTAAGAGGCCATATAGATATAGATGACTTCAAGCGTTACGGTGAACAGCACTTTGCCGATAAGCCAGACTTCATCGTCGTGTCCAACCAGGGTTACGCATCGGTTACACCGAATCTCATTCAGGGTAAGATCGAGCAGTATAAGCCTGATCTGGTTATTGTTGACTACCACCAACTGATGGACGACAACAGGAACAGCGAGAACGCAACGGTACGAAACATGAACGTGTCCCGTGAACTAAAGCGCCTCGCCACCAGGAACAATATTCCTGTTATCGACATTACCGCTGCGACGGCGGAAGAACAGTCGGATAGAAAAGACCCGCCGATGCTTCACCACGTAGCGTGGTCCAAGGCTATCGAATATGACGCTGACATGGCTATGGCTGTGCATAAAGAACCCGAGAGTGATATAATGGAGATCGTGTGCAGGAAGAACCGCCACGGCTCCGAGTTCGGGTTGTTCCTTAATTGGGATATCAACTCAGGAGTAATAGAAGAAACATTTCATTCTGAGTGAAACACCAACCAGTCCGGTTATTTAAAATAGATGGAGTCATATCAGACGACAAGGATATTCCACGTCTGAAAGATGAGTATTACCGGCTGCTTTTGGATATGATGCGAGAAAAGGGGTACGCCCACGTACTTGACATGGGTGACAACTTCTCGCTAGACTACAACCACCGAGACGGAAACTACAATTTCGTTTACTCCGTCTATGGTGTTTATTGCGGAAAAGAGGCTCAGAAGATCTATGCTGTCCACGAAGGCAGGAAGTTATACCGCTAGACAGGTCAAGGCGGTTCTGCGCGAGGTCGGGGTAATCATAGAGGGAGAGACGCATAACGACTATCAGTGTCTATGTCCTTACCACCCCAACCGGGACACCCCTGCTATGGCTGTATCTAAGACTAAGGGTACGTTCCTCTGCTTCTCCCCGTCCTGCGGGAGAAAGGGCACTCTGACTATGCTCGTGTCAGATATGACGAGGAAGAACGAATTCGAGGTTCGTCGGCTGATCTACAAGCATGGACAGATGAGCGCGGAAGAGTTTGATGCCGAACTAGAGTCTTTGCTAGAGCCGGTGGAATTCAAGGAATACAACAAGCATGACCTTGAAACACTAGAGCAGAATCTCTGGAATCCAGCGACACCCGAGGGTCTAGAATATATGCACGGGCGTAGGTTCGTGGACGAGACGCTTAAGCATTTCAAGATCGGATACTCGCACAAGCAGCGCTCGGTCACAATTCCTTTGCGGAGCCCGGACGGTAAGTGGCTTGGGTTTATCGGCAGAGGCATCGACTCCAAGGAATTCAAAAATACCTGGCAGTTGCCCAAGAACGAGACCCTGTTCAACATCCACTCGGCTCGTTCCAATGAGACCGCATATGTCACAGAGGCATCTTTCGATGCCATGCGTCTGTGGCAGGCCGGGTTCCCTGGCGCAGTGGCTATTCTTGGAGGCAACATTTCAGAGCGACAGTTGCATCTGCTGAACATGTATTTCACCAGAATCGTGATCTTCACAGACTTCGACGCTAAAAAGCGGCATATCAATCCAGAGCGGTGCCCGCAATGTATGCCGAAGACCTGTCGAGGACACAACGCTGGCCGTGACCTAGGGCTTTATATCGCAAAGCGGTTAACAAACAAGGAAGTCCTTTGGGGTACCTACGACTATGGTATGGTATACCCTGATGGGGCTAAGGACGTGTCGGACATGACCGACGAGCAGATCAAGCAGTGCGTAAAGAACGCAACCCCAGATTATGTTTACCAAAGTCTAGAT